TTGATGCTACCTTTGAGATAGATGATGATTGTATTACTTATACGTTTTATACAGCATGGGCTGAACCTATACCTGTATATGGTGCTTTGCTTGACTATTTATTTAGTCCTATACGGTCAGCACCTTTTAAAAATACTGAACATATACAACTTAAATGGTACTTTGAAGACGAAGCTGAACACTTTTCTGGTTGGCTAAGTCCTTCTGCCTTACAAGATAACGATTAATAAGAGCTATGTTAGGGAAGCATATTGATGGGTTTTATACTTTAGTTATTAATAAAGGAGTAACTTATGAAAAATAAAGAACTTACACCTGAGGAGCGTAGGCGCATCAGTAGTCAATACACGATAGCACCTGCGTATAATAAGGGAGCGTATCAGGTGATCCCTAAAAAAGATATTAAATATATTGGGAGGTAATTATGGGTTTAGATTGTTTTATATTACATGCTAATGACAAAGATAAAGAGTTTAAAGATAAACGTTTAGAAAAAGCAAGTCTGTGCGGTGGTATGTTTAGTGGTCATGGTAACGGTTCGTTCAGGGGCGGAGTGTATGAGAACTTTGTCACGTGGCTCATGGAGATGCATGACCCTGATTGTGTCGAGCATACTTGGCATATTGAACCAGGAGAACACATACAGAGTGATACTCTAGAGTTGTACGGTAAACTTATACGGAATTATTTAGAAATACTGCATGAAGACAACCCTTCTCTGCAAACAAAAGACGTTGTGCTAGAAGCTGAGTATGGTGGTTACTATGTAAAAGAACTAGAAGATTTAGCGTTAGTGTTTGAGGTAGCTGCGGAAAATAAATGTATAATGGAGGCATGGTGGTAAAATGAGCTTATTTGAGAAAAAGAACTTTGAGGAAGCGGTGGCGTTGTTCCGTGATAAAGCTGGTAAGAACTATACTAAAATGCCTCATGTTGATCACTCCTCTGCTCGTATGGGTGGTTGGCTTATGAAAGATAAACACAATATGATGATAGGTTGGGTCGGGCACCGTGGCGATGTACAAGTGTACGACTACTATGATCGTAAAGTCGGTGAAGTAGACGAGAAGAAAATACGAAAATGAAGTATCACAACAATTACATCATGTATTTACTTTTACTTTATTCTAACTATACTATTTGTAAGGTTAATAATTATATTGACCTGTAATTATCCGAGGAGGGTAAAATGGCAAAATCTGCTACTACTAAAAAGTCCACAACTAAAAAAGCTGTGGCATCACAAACGGTAACTATCACACCTACTAAAAGTCTTGCGTCTGTCGCTCAGGCAACTAAGGCAAATGTTAGGTCTGGTGGTCTTGACTTAAACGCTTTATTAAAAGCTAACTTTGAGAAGACCCCAAGGTCTGACCAAAATATCCATCGTCAGAAAGAGCTTAACGGTAAAACCGTTGAGGAAGCACTAGCGTCTAGATTAGTTGACGCTCGTGATATCAAGTATGACCTTGATAAAGGGTTTATGGTCCTTGCCTAAATCTTTATATCCCCTGAAAAAGCCTAGCAGGATCGCTGGGCTTTTTCTTTTTTATCTATTAGTGATGTTTTATGATCATTACTATACTTTATAAATAATAAATAATTACTAACGAGGTAAACATGAGTAATCAAGAAAAACGTGTGAATGTAGCATTACCAGAAGATGTAGCCGAAGATATAGACTATATTGCGGAAATGTTATCACAACAAACGGGAGCCAAGATTGGTAGAACTAACGCCATCAGGGCAGCAAGTAAAGCATGGTTTGATGCTAATAATAACGGTTAATATATAAAGGAGAAAGTTATGAAAGAAGAAAATATGAATGCTGAGCAACTTAAAAATGAGGGCTGGAATATAGATTCCAGCACTCGTTACTTAGTATATAAAAGGGGCTTACCTGAGGAAGAACTTTATACTGAATTTAGGAGTTTGAAATATCCTAGACGCTATACGTTGATGCGTATTTACGCAACGCTCGGTGTTGATATGTGGGGTAGCGTAGGTGTAGATGATTTACTTGATGAGTAGTCTTATTAATCGCCTAGTGATGTATAACCATCAACCCTATACTTTATATATAAATAAATTAATAACGAGGAAAACATTATGAATAAATTTAAAAACGGTTGGGAAATAATACCTAAGAATAATATACCTATTGACATCAAAGATGTTATAAGTAACGGTGTTGAACAGGATACGGTAATACGTATTATGTCAGACTTGCTTAGTAAAGCTCCCGATGAAGTAGCTTGGTACTTTAATGAAGTTCACTCAGGAGATGCTGAAGCATGTGAAGATAAAGTATATGCTGAACTGCCTAAAGAATGGTTTACGGTTTATGATTCATCAAGGCTAAACGATCAAGCATCAAGCGGTTATAATATTATTGAAGTAGGTTACGGTGATCGTAAAAAAGGTGAAACAACCAATGAGACATATGATGAGTATTACGTAATAGATGTCTTTATTGCTTTATCCTTAAATGGTAGTTACGGGTCAAGTGCTTTAACTGAATTCTTTAAGTTTAAAATAGCAGTAGGTTAAGCTGTTACTATATTAGCATCCCCAAAAATTAATTCACAAAACTTGTAAATATCTTACTCTAGCCAATAAGCCAATATCTAATACGCTATAACTACTGTCGCAAGTCCTTATGAAGTGGTTATTGGCTAACCTATTAGCGACCTATTAGCAAAATGTAGATAATATGGATCATGGACCATGGTCTTGGTAATAAGTTGGTAACTCTCAACACTCGTGATAAAACGAGCAATACATCTTTTAGATAAGGATATTGGATCTTGTAGACCTATATATAGAACCTACTTAACCAAGGAGCACGGACAACGTACAAAAATATATGAGTCGGGAACGGTGGTCCATGAATCAGCTAATAGCTAATAGGATCCATGGACCATGATCTATTATACTACAACAACATCCCACGATCAAAAGATCTATGCATCATCTGATGTTCACACAGATCATCTGATCATGGCTTCGCTGTAATCCAAGGATCATGATCCATGAACTATGGACCATGGTGTAAGATCATCTGATCATGGCTTCGCTGTAATCACAGGATCATTGTCTGTAAACTATTGATGTAATCACATTGTCATTGCAACACGAACCATGGACCATGGACCACATATACGATCATCTGATCATGCCTAATGTGTTAAAAAAACCCTTTACTTTTATATAAATATAAACCTTTACTTTTAAATAAAAAAAGTTTTATAATAGCTTTACTAAATATTAAAAAAGGCGGTATTTAGTAACTTTAATAAATAGCCTTTATATACGGTAAATATTATGACTAATACTACTACTAAAAAAACTACTAACCCTACTTACTTAGGCGGGTTAAACGCTAACGCTACTATAACCGCTACGGGTAAGGTACTAAGGGCGGACCATAATAACGCTAGGGTAAAAGCGGTTAACGGTAAAACGGTAACCTACGCTATAAATAATAGGCTAGGTAATAGTACGGATTTAAAGTACCTAGTAAAAACGGGGGCTATTACTATTAGCTAAAAAACTTAGTAAAAAATTTAGGGGCTACTAGTTAGCCCCTATTTTTTTACCCCTAACCCCCTTAACGAAGGCTAACATACGTAAGCCTTCGGCTCAGTTTTAAAGAGACATTAGATAAGATATTTACTTTTCCGACTATGCGAACTACACTATCGTTAGAAAACAGAGTGTAAAAATTTTTTTGCAAAATTTATTTTTGATATGGCAGAATTTGGTTTAACTTCTTTAATCGGTGATACAAGAAGTGGAGTGTTGGCTCCACCCTTGGCTGTTTCAGATAAGAGTGCTGAAGAAGGACTTAAAGATATCTTTAAAACAGGTAAAGGTGCACTTGGTTTATTACCTTTACTCTCCTATGAATTAAGTGATAAAACTGGAACAGATGCCAGCTTTGCTGCTTTAGACCTTATACCTGGATTTGCTTTAGCCAAGCCTATGAGTAAAAAAGCAATGCAGATGGTGATAGATAAAGTTTCTAACTTGGGAGCAAAAGATCTTCCCGTCGCTAATAGACAAATAATAGATGAATATACAAATCAAATGGAACGTATTACAAAAAGCGTAGACGAACCATTTGAAACTGAAAAAGTATTAAAAGACCAAACCAACAAAATACTAAATGTGATTCAAACACGTGCTGGTTTTCTATCAGGTAATAAAGGCAAAGAAACAGCAGGTAGAGTAAATTCAAAAGGTCCCATGTTTCATGGCTCAAAAGATACAGGAATAGATTCTTTAAAACCAGGAAGTTATTACTCAAACCTAGCAAGTGATCCGAGGCTCATGGACTATTCACAAGGTATCGGTTCTATTTATCGAGTCAATTACCCTAATTTTGGAAAAACTTTTCAACCTCAAGACTTAGATAAAAAGACTATTGACAAATTATTACAAGAAGCTAAAAGACTTAGGTCTGCTGGAGATGAAAGCGCAGCACTTAAACTAGAAGCTATGGTTTCTAAAAACCCTAATGTAAGAAACGCTTATCCTATAATGTTTTCTAAAAATGAAAACCTACCTAATGTTTTTAAAAATATGGATTATGATTCGCTTTATTATCCTGCTACTCTTAAAAGCAGAGGAGACACTGTCATAAGTTTAAAAGATCAGGGCATAAGTAATAAATACGATGCCGACAAGTTTAAAGAATTATTTAATCTAGATAAGTATGGAAAATAACTTAGAGAATCTTTCAGAAGATGTTCTCAAAGAACACCTAGAACTAGCAGAAAGACTAGAAGAACTTGAAAAAGTAGAAAAAGCTCAAAAAAACTTTCTATCTTTTGTCCGTACTCAGTGGCCAAGTTTTATTGAAGGTGCTCATCACAAAGTTATGGCAGAAGCCTTTGACCGTATAGCTGACGGTAAAATAAAACGTCTAATTATTAACATGCCTCCTCGACACACTAAGTCAGAGTTTGCGTCGCACATGTTCCCTGCTTATTTAGTTGGTCGTAATCCTTCACTTAAAATATTACAAGCAACTCACACCGCCGACCTTGCTGTAAAGTTTGGTCGTAAAATCCGTGACCTTATGTTAATGGAAGACTTTGAAAAAGTTTTTGACAACGTCCTTATAAACCCAGACAGTAAAGCAGCAGGTAAATGGGAAACACAAGATAAGCGTAATCCAAAACTTAAAGGCGAATACTATGCAGCAGGTGTGGGTGGTGCGTTAGCTGGACGTGGTGCCGATTTATTTATAATCGACGACCCACACTCTGAGCAAGACGCAATGAATCCTAAATCTATGGAAGATACTTATGAGTGGTACACTTCTGGTCCACGACAACGTCTTCAGCCAGGAGGAGCAATCGTAATTGTAATGACAAGGTGGAACGTAAATGATTTAACAGGTCGTTTATTACAAGATGCCGCACGTGATCCTAAAGCAGATCAATGGGAACTTATTGAGCTACCTGCTATTTTACCTAGTGGTAAACCGCTGTGGGAAAGTTATTGGAGTATAGAAGAATTAGAAAGTGTAAAAGCTTCTTTACGTGGCGGTCCTAAGTGGCACGCACAATACATGCAGAATCCAACTTCAGAAGAAGGAGCACTAATTAAAAGAGAATGGTGGAAAGAATGGCCAAATAGAGAACCTCCTCAATGTGATTATATTATTCAAAGTTACGATACTGCGTTTTTAAAATCAGAGATGGCAGATTATTCAGCGATCACTACTTGGGGAGTATTTTATCCAGAAGGTAGACTAGGTGGCGAAGAAATATATCACGGTAATGCACCGCATATTATTCTACTAGATGTAATTAAAGGAAGATATAATTTTCCAGAACTCAAAGCTCTTGCTTTAGAACAGTATGAACATTGGGAACCTGACAGTGTCATAATAGAAGGTAAAGCTTCTGGTATGCCTCTCACTCAAGAACTAAGAAACGTAGGTATACCTGTGCAGAATTTTACACCTTCTCGTGGTAATGACAAGATATCAAGAGTCAATGCTTGTGCTCCATTGTTCGAGTCTGGCATGGTTTGGTATCCTGATACAACATGGGCACAAGAAGTTATTGAAGAGTGTGCTGCGTTTCCAGCAGGTGACCACGATGATTTAGTTGACTCAACAACACAAGCAATGTTAAGGTTTAGACAAGGTGGGTTTATACAGCTTCCTTCTGATTATGAAGAAGAGGTTTTATATAAGAAGAAAATAAGTTACTATTAACGCACGGGAAACATAAATGGCGATAGAAGTACAAAGATATCCAAATAAAGGTGAAAGTCCATTTAAAGAAAGTTTAGCAGACGCTGAAGAAATTACGATAGAAATAGAAGAAGGTGAAGAACCTGCTGTTGAGTTTCAAATGTCAGCGGATGGTCAAATGGTGCCCGTGGTCGATCAAGAACAACAAGCAACAAACGAACATAATCAAAACTTAGCAGATGTTTTACCGCCTGAAAAATTAAGTGAACTAAGTTCAGAGCTTTCTTCTGCTTATGAAGAAGACAAAGAGTCACGTGAAGAGTGGTTACAAACATTTACAGAAGGTTTAGATTTACTCGGTATAAAAACAGAAGACCGTGACGAACCTTTTCCTGGTGCAAGTGGAGTAACTCACCCTATTTTAGCAGAAGCTGCTACACAATTTCAAGCACAAGCATACAAAGAACTACTTCCTGCGTCTGGTCCAGTCAAAACTCGTATAGTTGGAGCAGAAAATAGGGAAGTTATGGCTCAAAGTCAACGTGTAAAAGAGTTTATGAACTACCAAATCACTGAAGTCATGGAAGAATATGACCCAGATATGGATAGTTTACTGTTTTACCTACCTTTGGCGGGATCTGCCTTTAAAAAAGTGTATTTTGACTCACTTTTAAGCCGTGCTACCGCTAGTTTTGTAAAAGCAGAAGATTTAGTCGTCAGTTATGACACAACTAACCTAGAAACTAGCCCAAGAATCACCCATGTCATCAATATGACAGGAAATGACATTAGAAAAATGCAATTAAATGGTATTTACCGTGATATTGACATTGGAGACCCTGGAATTATTGATTATGACGACGCAAAAGACAAAATGGACGAGTTACAAGGTCTTAGTAAGCCGACTAGTGACTATACCGAGTACACTTTGCTTGAGTTTCATGTAAATTTAGAGCTAGAAGGCATAGATGAGTATGATTTTGGTGTACCATACATAGTTACTATCCTTGAAGACTCAAATGAGATCCTCGCTATACGTAGAAACTGGGATATGAATGATAATTTGTTCCGTAAAAAAGAATATTTTGTACATTATAAATTTTTGCCAGGACTAGGGTTTTATGGTTTTGGTTTAATACACATGATTGGTGGTTTAACTAAATCAGCTACTTCTGTTTTACGTCAATTAATAGATGCTGGTACACTAAGTAACCTACCTGCTGGTTTTAAAGCTAGAGGTATGAGAGTACAAGGAGAAGATGAACCGTTACGTCCTGGAGAATTTAGAGATGTTGATGTGCCAGGAGGAGTAATAAGAGATGCTCTTATGCCTTTACCGTATAAAGAACCAAGCAACGTATTAAGTCAGTTATTAGGTTTATTAATCGACAGTGGTAGAAGGTTTGCTTCTATTGCTGATATGCAAGTAGGCGACATAGGAAGCCAACAATTACCAGTAGGAACCACAGTAGCTATGCTAGAACGTGGCACAAAAGTAATGTCTGCTATACATAAACGTCTTCATTTTGCTCAGAAAAAAGAGTTTAGGCTCTTGGCTGGAGTATTCTCCCGTTCTCTCCCACCTGTATATCCGTATCAGGTTACAGGAGCCAGTCAAGAGATCAAACAATCAGATTTTGATGATAGAGTAGATATACTACCTATAAGTGATCCTAACATATTTAGTATGGCACAAAGAGTTATGTTAGCTCAGCAAGAACTACAGATGGCACAAGCAGCTCCTCAAATACATAATTTGAGAGAAGCTTATAGACGTATGTACGAAGCTTTAGAAATAAAAAATATAGAAGAAATTTTACCTGAGTTACCACAAGTACCGCCAAGAGACCCAGTTACAGAACAACAAGCAGCAATGCTTGGTCAACCAATTAAAGCTTTTGAGTTTCAAAGTCATGAAGCATATATTGCTGCTCATGCAGCATTTATGCAGAATCCTATGATGCAAGAAAACCCTATGGCACTACAGTCTATACAAGCTAATATACAAGAACACCAAGCAATGTTGTATAAACAACAAATAGAGTCTGCTTTAGGTCAACCACTACCTCAGCTAGAAGAAGGTCAAGAGATGCCACCAGAAGCTATGAATGAAATAGCTGCAGCTGCAGCAAAAGCTACGCAAGAAGTTACAGGTCAAGCTCAAGCTATGGCAGAAGCCCAAGCTAAAGCACAAGAATTAGATCCTCTTTTACAAGTTAAACGTGAGGAAATAGATGCAACAAGAGAACGTGATGCTTTACGAAGTCAGGTTGATCTTGCTAAAATAGAATCACAAGAATCCATAGCTGAAATGAAAGTAGCTCAAGATAGAGAAGAAGCACTCTTAAAAGCTCAAGATAGTAATAACAAAACGTATGGTCAGATATTGAAAGATGTAAGATCATCGGATACAGACAGTCGAGGTGACTAATGAAAGATACAACTAAATTTAAAAAAGTTAGTGTTCCTGCTCCTGATAAAATTGATTTATCAAAACCAGTTAAAGGTACGGTAGTTTTAACTAAAACTAATAGCGATATCTTCGGTCAGGGTCAAAGCACAGTTCAAGGTAAAGGTAAAGCTACAAAAGGTGTTAAATACAACACTAGCTCAAGCGGTGTAAGATAAATTTATGAGTTCTTCTCCTGATTCCTTTGTTTATAACGCTGTGTTAGATAGAGTAATAGATGGTGACACTATTGACGTAACTTTGGATTTAGGGTTTGATATAAAACTTCATAAACAAAGAGTTAGATTAGCTGGTATAGATACACCAGAAAGCAGAACAAGAAACTTAGCAGAAAAAGCATTAGGTTTAAAAGCTAAAGAAAGACTTATAGAAATATGTACAACCGATACACTACAGATTAAATCTTTAGGTAAGGGTAAATACGGTAGGATTTTAGGCGTTCCATTTGTAAACGGAGAAGATGTTTGTCAAAAATTAATTGACGAAGACCATGCTGTTGAATATTGGGGCGGAACAAAAACTAAAGTATGGGGATAAACCATGAAAAAAAGTAAATACGGTTCTATGCGTAAAATGTCCAAAGGTGGAGCAGCACGTAAAAAGAGCAAACGTAAAACAACTAGAAAGAAAAAGAAGTAGGTGGCACACCTTATCAGTAATATCCCTCACTTTAAGTGTTGGGTGAGAAGAGAATTTACACACAATCATGAAAAATATCATGGCGAATATCTTCACGCTCTAGCGATTGCTGTTAATACAATACCTGATCGTTCATTAAGTTTTCAAGTAGTCTTTACAGGCTATGAATCAAATTGTGAAGACTGGGACGAAGGTAATATACACGGTGGTGCTATGTGGGCAAGAATGCCAATACAAGCATTAGTAGCTGATATACCCAGCAAAGAATATCCCGATGCTATGGAAGATCATTTATGTCAACCTTGGGATTGTGAGTCAAGAGATCATTCAATTATAGTTATGGATCGAGTAAGTTCAAGTCCATGGCTATGCAAAATTGATGGAAAGTTTTATAATGGTAAATATATGTTTACTGTAGATTATACAAATAGTGATATAGCTGATGATTCGGCTCAACACAAACAATCTCATGTTATGTATATTACAGACGAAGGCAAGTGGAAAGGTAACTTTGTAGCATTACCTAATAATAGAGTAAGAGCAACTAGCCCTGCTCTTTGGGTAACAGGCGAAGGAGCACCAGACTTTAAACCTTCTCAACATACACACTCCGCAGAAAGTCATGAAACTTATCTAGATCCTGCTATTACTTTTAACAATCTATACGAGGAATAAAATGCCAAAACCAACACATAAAACAAAAGACGGTAGAACAGCTAAAAAAGGACTTTATTATAATATTAATAAAAAGAAAAAAGCTGGTAAAAAAATGCGTAAAAAAGGAGCTAAAGGTGCACCTTCTGCTGCTGATTTTAAAGCTGCAGCAAAAACTGCTAAAAAACCTAAAAAGGCAGCAGCATATGGCGGTGAAATAAAAATGATGAAAGATGGGGGTAAGTTTCCAGACCTAAGTGGTGATGGAAAAATTACTCAAAAAGATATTTTAATGGGAAAAGGAGTTATACCTAAACCTATGAAAAGTGGCGGTGAATTTTCTAGAGGATGCGGAGCTGTTATGCCTAACCGTAGGAAAAAAACTAAATACGCTTAAAAATGGCAGAATATAAAGGAAAACAAGTTACTTTAAATAAACCAAGAAGGATAGGGAAAGGAAAACCTGGATATGGCAAGAAAACTAGAGAAGTTTTTGTAAAAGATCCTAAAACAGGGAATATAAAAAGAGTAACTTTTGGTGATCCTAATCTAGGTGCACATCCTGGAGATAAAAAGAGAAAAAGGTCTTACTGTGCTCGTAGCAGTGGTTTAGGTAGTGATAAAACAAAGGCTAACTATTGGTCACGAAGACAGTGGAAGTGCTGATGGACGGTTTATACATAGTAGAAAAAACATTAAGAGAAGTACGTAAAAGAAAAGAAGAATTAACAGATTTATTAGCAACTGGTGGTGTACAAGACTGGAACAGCTATAATAAAGTTTTAGGAGAACTCTCTGGTCTAAGTTCTGCTGAAAGAATTATAATAGACCTGCAAAACATCAAGGAGCAAGAAGATGACTGATGCAACTCAAGAGAAAAAAATACCTGATCATGTAGACAGGTTTAAAGATAAACCTGTAGAACCTATCATAGAAGATAAGTTTACACCAGAAACTATTGAAGAAGACGAATCTCTTATAGAAAAACTACCAGACCCGACAGGGTATAGAATATTAATCCTTCCTTTTACTCAAAAATCCGTTACTAAAGGTGGAATACACTTAGCTGATTCATATTTAGAAAAAGAAAGATTAGGTACTAATGTAGGATTCGTAGTATCATTAGGACCAGATGCTTACAAAGATAAGAATAAATTTCCTAACGGTGCCTGGTGCCAAGAAAGAGATTGGATTATTTTTGGAAGATACGCAGGAGCTAGGATCAAAATTGATGGTGGTGACTTGCGCTTATTAAACGATGATGAAGTACTTGCTGTGGTGAATAACCCAGAAGATGTACAATAATCACGCAACTATTAACATAGGAGTATAATCATGGCAGAACCCATGCAAGAAACAGAAGAAGTTCAAATAGAACTTGAAGGCGAAGAAACGACTACCGAAGAAGCTGTAGTAGTAGAAGAAACTCAACCAGAAGAAAATCAGATAGAAGTTCAAGAAACTTCTGAAGAGGAATCTACTGAAAAAGAAGTAGCTGACTACAGTGAATCAGTCAAAAAACGTATTAATAAACTCACATATAAGATTAAAGAAGCTGAAAGAAGAGAACAGGCAGCATTAGATTATGCTAAGAATGTTCAAAATGAGTTAAATAAAACTAATGAAAACCTTTCACAAAAAGATAAATCACTATATGATGAGTATAGTGCAAGAGTTGCAAGCCAACTTGCTACTGCCGAAGACAAGTATAAAACTGCTTATGACCTCGGAGATACAGATGCAATGTTGGAACATCAAAAAGATGTAGCAAAACTTGCAGTAGAATTAGAGAGCTTAAATCGTGTTAAACCTGAAAAAGAACAAAAAAGCGAATCAACAAATGTTGAGCAGCAAGTTCAGCAACAGGTTACACAACAAGCTCAAACTCAACCTACTCCAGATCCTAAAGCTCAAGATTGGGCTAAGAAAAATGACTGGTTCGGCACGGACTTAGCTATGACTACGAGTGCTTTTGCTTTTCATAGAGAGTTGGTAGAGAGTGAAGGTTTTGATCCTTCTTCTGATGAATATTATCAGGAGATAGATAAAAGAATGGTGGAGAGTTTTCCTCATAAGTTTAATAACGGAGGAGAAGTCTCTCAAAATAATATCGTTCAAGAAAATGTTGCAGCCCCAAGCAGAGGTGCTAGAGGTAAAACAGGAAAAGGACGCACTGTCAAGTTGTCACCTAGTCAAGTAGCAATTGCTAAAAGATTAGGCGTCCCACTTGAAGAATATGCTAAACACATAAAAACATAGGAGAAAAAAATGACAGAAGATAACAAAAACACTGAAGTCAAAACAGATCGAACTCCACGATCTGCAGATACTCGAGATAATGAATCTCGTCTTAAACCATGGCAACCACCGTCTTTATTAGACGCACCGATTCCGCCATCTGGTTACGTCTATCGCTGGTTACGAGAATCAATGGTAGGGCAAGACGACAAAGCGAATATGTCAAAACGTATTCGTGAAGGTTGGGAACCTGTTAGATCAGAAGACCACCCTGAGTTTGAAGCACCTACTGTAGATGATGGTAAACATGCAGGAGTAATTGGAGTAGGTGGGTTAATTTTAGCTAAGATGCCTATCGAAACCGTCCAACAAAGACGTGCATACTACGCCAAAATGTCTTCAGATCAAATGGAGGCAGTCGATAATAATCTTATGCGAGAAAGTGACTCAAGAATGCCTATTAGTAGCCCTAATAGACAGAGTAAAGTTACTTTCGGAAGTGGAGGTACTGACTCTTAGTGAGTACCATGTTATTTTATATGAATATAAAAGGTGAAAAATAATGGCAAATGTAAATAGCCCAAATGGTTTCACACCAGCATATCATATGTCAGGAGGCACTATTAGACCTTCTGAGTTTGAGATCGCGAGTGGCACTAACGCATCCATCTTTAGTGGTGATGTAGTTAATCTATCTAGTGGTTTAGTAATTCAGGGGACTGCAACTGGTGCACCTCTTGGTGTATTTTATGGTGTGGAATATCAAGCAACTGATGGTTCTGTTGTCTTTTCAAAAGTATGGACAGCTGATACCGTCACATTAGGTACTGCAAATGCGAAAGCGTATGTTTACTCCGATCCAGATATTGTTTATGAGGCTCAGTCTACTGGGACTCCTACACAAGCGTCTATCGGAACAACTAATACGATTTCGACAACTGCAGGTGATTCTAACACAGGTCGATCAAAAGAAGGTGTAACAACTACAACTTCTAGTGGTATTGCGACAGTAGTGGGGTTTGTTGACAGACCCGATAACTCTATTGGTCAATACGCTAGAGTGCATGTAATGTTCCCTACTTCTGTATTTGGCAGCAACTAAAGGTGAATAATAATGGCAATTAACAGAGCACAATTAGTAAAAGAACTCGAGCCAGGATTAAATGCACTCTTTGGTCTTGAGTATAATAGATACGAGAACGAGCACTCAGAAATTTTCGACACAGAAACTTCTGATAGAGCGTTTGAGGAAGAAGTGATGTTATCAGGGTTCGCACAAGCTCCAACAAAAGGAGAAGGTGAGGCAGTAACTTATGATTCAGCACAAGAAACTTTCACATCTCGTTATACGCATGAAACAATAGCTTTAGCCTTTTCGTTGACAGAAGAAGCTATCGAAGATAATCTCTACGATACTCTTTCTTCTAGATACACAAGAGCTCTAGCTAGATCTATGGCAAGCACGAAGCAAGTAAAAGCTGCAAACGTACTTAATAATGGTTTCAATTCTAGTTTCCCTGGAGGAGACGGAAAAGAACTATTCGCTACAGACCACCCTACTATAACTGGTGGTAATCAAGCGAATGAACCAAGTACTGACGCTGATTTAAACGAAACTTCGTTAGAGAACGCTATGATTGATATCTCTCAGTTTAAAGACGAAAGAGGAATCAAAATTAATGTTCAAGCTAGAAAGCTGATCATCCCACCACAATTGCAATTTGTTGCAGACAGGGTATTAAATTCCCCTGGAAGAGTGAGTACATCAGACAACGACATCAACGCAATGAAAAACATGGGAATGTTGCCAGAGGGTTATGTTGTAAATCACTATCTTACCGATACTGATGCTTTCTTTATCAAAACTGATGCACCTAACGGTCTAAAGCACTTTGAAAGAGCGCCAATGACAACTGGTATGGAAGGAGACTTCGAAACTGGTAACGTAAGGTACAAAGCTAGAGAAAGATATTCTTTTGGTTTTAGTGACTTTCGTGGGATCTACGGATCTAAAGGAGCGTAACCGATTACGTTAATTAGGAAAGGGAGCTTCGGCTCCCTTTCTTTTTTGATGTAGATAAGCTAGAATGACAAAAGAACTAGGGAATTTTACAACTATCTATCGACTGCCCTAGCAGACAAGCCAAGACGATAGATTTAATTAAGGAGACTTAATATGGCGAAATCAACATTTTCAGGACCAGTAAAATCACTTTCTGGATTTATAACAGCAGGTGCGAATGCTACTGTCAGCTTAACAGCAGACACAACTTTAACAGTAGACGCTCATGCAGGAAAAATATTAGCTTGTAATGACGCTGATGGTAAATTTACTTTACCTTCAATCAATGCAACAACACCAACCGACCCGACAGACCCTACTCAGGCTAATAACATTGGTGCTTCTTTCTTTTTCTTTATACAAACAGCAGCAACAGATTTAGACATCTTAACTGACGGCACTGATAAGTTTATCGGTGGTATTTACACAGGTAAATCAGCTGATGCGGGTAAAACATTTATACCTGGAGCAAGTAATGATGTTATTACTCTTAATGGTTCTACTAAAGGCGGAATAGCAGGAAGTGTTATTACAGCAACCATCATAGCTGCTAATGTATATGGTATCGAAGGTGTACTTATAGGCTCAGGAACTTTAGCAACTCCATTTGCTGACGCATAAACAGGAGGTAGATTATGGCTGATGCAGTAACTTCCACAACTGTTCTTGACGGTGATAAAGACTTTATAGTTCAGCTAACCAACGTAAGTGATGGCAGCGGAGAAAGTGCTGTTGCTAAAGTAGACGTAAGTGCTCTTACCGCACGTAAAAGTGACGGAGCAGCATGTACAGGTGTAAAACTTAAAAAAGTTTATTACTCTATATTAGGTTTTACTAAAATAGGATTACTTTGGAACGCAACCACTAACACTTTGTGTATGGAACTAAACCCAAGTGCTGATGGTATTTTAGATTTTTCACCTTTTGGTGGATTACAAAATACTTCAGGCAGTGGTAAAAATGGTGACATGCTACTCACAACCACTGGGTCAAGTTCAGGAGACACCTACCTTATAGTTCTACATTGTACAAAGGACTATGATTAATGGCTACTTCGGGTACTAAAACTTTTAGTTTAAATATTGCTGATACTATTGAAGAGGCATTTGAACTAGCAGGGTTAGAACTTAGGACAGGCTATGATGCAGAGACTGCTCGGCGATCATTAAATATTATGTTCGCCGATTGGTCTAATAGAGGTGTAAACTTATGGACAATAGATCAAGTAAGTTTAACTCTCACAGCAGGCACAAACCAATATACTTTAAATGCTCACGACGTAGATATTGTTTCTGCTGTAGTGAGGCAAACTATATCAGGTAGTACAACTGATTTACAACTGAATAGGATAGGTAGAACAGAATATTTAAACATACCTGATAAAACCAGCACAGGTAGACCCACACAATATTTTTTAGACAGAGCCACTACACCAGTGCTTAACATTTGGCCAACACCAGATACTGTCGCAACATATACTTTAATAACTAACAGAGTTACTAGGATAGATGACGTAACAGCTTCTAACCAAGACCCCGATATACCTTCAAGGTTTATGCCTTGTATGGTGAGTGGTTTAGCATATTATCTTGCTATGAAGAAAAACCCTGAAAAAGCTCCTATGTTAAAACAACAATATGAGCAAGATTTTAAATTAGCTGCAGACGAAGACAGAACAAAAGTTTCTTTGCATCTTGTACCTAGAAGGAGTTATTACTAATGGCATACGCTCTGGGAAAATATTCAAAAGCTCAATGTGATAGATGTGGTTTTGTTTACCCTTATCTAGAACTTAGAGAAGAATGGCAAGGTTTAAAAGTATGTAGAGATTGTTATGAACCTAAAGCTCCACAAATAGAACCTATAACCCCACCTGTAGATCCAGAAGCACTTAAAAACCCAAGAGTTACAGAGGTTGCACCAACTGCTGGGAACGGAGTAGTTAAAACAGAAAACAGTGTGGCGAATGGAGTGAGTTCCCCTTCTACTTTTGTTTCTCACAACGATGTCATTGGTTCAAGTTTTCGTAGTGATAAAATAACTTCTGGATTAGGTAGCGTAACTATAACCACAGGATCATGACATGAGTTGGACATATTCATCTTTAAAAACAGCTATACAAGATTTTTCAGAAAGTACAGAAAGCACTTTTGTTACACACCTTAATGACTTCATTGAAGGATCTGAAGAAAGAATTTTAAAAGGTGTAGAACTTGATCAGTTTAGAAAAAACGTAACAGGAACGGGCACATCATCAAACACATATCTAAGTATGCCTACAGATTTTTTAGCTCCGTTTAGTTTAGCTGTAATAGATTCTGATAGTAAATATACATTTTTAAAATTAAAACATGTAAGTTTTATAAGAGATTTTACTCCTTCTATAGCAACTACAGGAACACCAAAGTATTACGCTGAGTTTGATCAAGCTTCTTTTATATTGGCTCCTACACCTAGTAGTAATTTTAGTTTTGAACTACATTATTTTTATAGACCTAATTCACTTACAGTAGCTGGAGATAGCGGTACAACATGGCTTTCTACTAACGCACCGAATGCTCTTTTGTATGGTAGTCTTGTAGAAGCTATGATATACTTAAAGAATTATGAATCTGTTGGTTTATACGAACAAAGGTTTCAAGAAGCGTTAGCTCAAATGAAAAACCTAGCAGAAGCTAAATCTACAAGAGATCAATTTAGATATGATGAAATTAGAAGGACACCACAAGCATAATGTATGAAATAAAAGTGGGAGATGTGGCTGTAAAAACCACACAAAACACAGGATTAAGTCCAGAATATTGGACTGAAAGAATAATGGAACGCTTAGTTCAAGTTAGCGATAACGCTGATCCTTTAGTACAAGCTCAAGCTAGAGCTTTTAAAGACAGCATTGAAGAAGTCGTTTTATTGTACATGAGACAAGCTATAGCTAGTGACAGAAGCACAGTAGCAGGTCTTTTAAAAAAACAAGGTCATTGTAAAATGGCTGAAATTATAAGGAGGCTATAATGGCTATATCACAAGCAATGTGTACATCTTTTAAAAAAGAATTAATGGAAGGTACACATAACTTTAAAAACTCTGGCGGTAATGATTTTAAATTAGCGTTATACACTAGTTCTGCATCTTTAGGTGCTGCTACGACAGCGTACACTACTTCTAACGAAGCAAGTGGTACTAACTACACAGCAAAAGGTGCTAGTTTAACTAGAGTTGATCCAACAACATCAAGTACAACTGCGTTTACTGATTTTGCTGATTTAACTTTTAGTAGTGCTACAATTACTGCTAACGGAGCATTAATATTTAATGACACAGCTTCAGGTGACCCTGCGGTGTGTGTACTTGCTTTTGGTGGAGATAAAACATCTACTAATGGAGACTTCACTGTACAGTTTCCTACTGCTGACGCAAGTAACGCTATTATAAGAATAGCGTAAATTATTAAATGGCAGGTTGGGGTCGATCCACATGGGGCTCAGGTCCGTGGGGTCAGCCCGCAGCAGTTTCTGTTGATGTAAGTGTTACAGGTGTTAACAGCACATCAGCACTTGGTTCAGAAACTGTTCTATGTTCTGCTAATGTAGTAGAAGATGGAATTGCCGCTACAAGCGGATTAGGTTCTGTTTCTGTAAGCTGTAATGCTACGGTTGTAGAAACAGGACTTTCAGGAACAACTGGATTAGGTAGTTCAGTTGTAATCGGAGAAGCGGTACAAGGAGTATCAGCGACTACCTCTACCTCTGGTTTAGGTGATGAAAGTGTCTCTTGTGCTGCTAATGTTTCGGTTTCAGGTAATGTAGGAACTACTTCCTTAGGAAACGAAGAAGTAGTAATTCCTAAAACAGTTTTAGTCACAGGAAGTGCAGGTACTTCTGCATTAGGTACTGAAAGTGTAGTAGCAAAATCATTAATTGCAGTATCAGGTAACACTTCTAGTAGTGGACTTGGTAGCTCAGTCGTTATTGGTGAAGCGGTACAAGGAGTATCAGCAACAAGTTCTACTTCAGGTCTAGGAGATGAAAGCGTATCTTGTGCAGCTAATGTTTCAGTTACGGGAACTGCGGGAACTACGGCACTAGGTACTGAATCTGTTGTAATTCCTAAAATATTTTCGGTTACAGGTAATACCGCAACTACTTCTTTAGGTAGTGAAACTGTTGTAGCTAAAGCGTTAATCGTAGAAACAGGATTAGCTGGAACTTCTGGATTAGGTAGCTCGGTTGTAGTAGGTGAAGCAGTACAAGGAGTATCTGCTACTTCATCTACGTCAGGTTTAGGAGACGAAAGTGTTGCTTGTGCTGCTAATACAAGTGTTACCGGAAATGCAGCAACATCAGGATTAGGTACGGTACTTGTTTCTAGTACTGACTCAGTTGTTGTTTCTGTCACAGGAAACGTAGGAACTACTGCGTTAGGCGATGAATCAATAAGCCTCCCGAAAATAGTTTCAGTTACAGGCAATGTAGGAACTTCAGCTTTAGGAAGTGAAACAATTGCCGCAGGAGCAGTAGTTGTAGAAGACGGAGTTATAGGTACTACAGCATTAGGCGATGAATCAATAAGTCTCCCGAAAATAGCTTCGGTTACAGGTAATACAGGAAGTTCGTCATTAGGTGATGAGACTATTGTTGCTAAAGCATTAATAGTAGAAGAAGGAGTTACAGGAACTTCAGCATTAGGTGATGAAGAAGTAGTAATTCCTAAAATAGTTTCTACCACAGGTAATGTAGGAACTTCAGCTTTAGGAAGTGAAACAATAATTGCGAAGTCGGTTACAATACCGTCAGGCACAACAGGTGTTTCTGCAACAGGTAACGTAACGGTTGAAGGAGACGCAGTGCAAGGGGTTACAGCGACTACTTCTACTTCTGGTTTAGGTGATGAAAGTGTTGTATGTACTGCTAATATAAGCGTTACTGGGAACGTAGCGACTACTTCATTAGGAACTGAAACAGTTACTGCAGGAGCTTTAATAGTAGAAGAAGGAGTAACAGCTACTACTGAATTAGGAGACGAGTCGGTTTTACTTCCGAAGGTAGTTTCTGTGACAGGCAACTCTGCAACTTCAGCGTTAGGAAGCGAAACTGTCGTAGCGAAGTCACTTATAACACCAGCAGGTAATGTAGGAACTTCTACTTTAGGTAATATAGTAGTTGAAGGAGACGCAGTACAAGGTGTTACAGCGACCACTTCTACGTCAGGTTTAGGTGATGAGAGTGTTGTGTGTGGTGCTAATATAGCGGTCACTGGTAACTTAGGTACTTCAGCATTAGGAAACCAAACAGTAGCAGCAGGAGCTCTAATAGTAGAAGAAGGACTTGAAGGTACTTCTAGTTTAGGTGACGAAACAGTAACAGCAGGTGCTAGTACAGCATTAACTGGGAATGTAGGAACAACAGCACAAGGTGAGGTAGCAGTACAAGCAGTAGCAGTTACTGGTGTATCTGCTGTAGCTTCTACTTCTTCTTTAGGTGATGAAACAGTAACAGCAGGAGCAGTAACCGCAGTTACTGGAAACGCAGGAACTTCTGCTATAGGTGATGTAACTGTACTTTTAAATGCCAAAGTAATACCAATAGGGGTTGTAGGTACTTTAGGAGAACCAAGAGTTACTGTTTGGGGCTTAGTAGATACCAGTCAAACTGCAAATTATAGTAGTGTAGACACGACACAAACAGCTAATTACAGCGATGTAACAAAGACTCAAACACCTAATTGGGAAGAGGTAGCTTAATAATAAGAAAAGTATTATAATCATAGTACAGGAGTTAAATAGATTATGGCAAGTACATACGTAAATGATTTAAGATTAAATGAAATGGCTACTGGAGACGCAAGTGGTACTTGGGGAACGGTTACTAACACTAATTTAGAATTAATCGCTGAAGCATTTAGCTTCGGTACAGAAGCAATAACTACTAACGCTGATACACACGCTACAACTGTAGCTGATGGTGCTACTGATCCAGGAAGATCAATGTATCTTAAATACACAGGTACGTTAGATTCTGCTTGTACTATTACTATCGGTCCAAACACTATTTCTAAACTTTGGTTTATAGAAAACGGTACAAGTGGTTCTCAAAACATAATAATTAAACAAGGTTCTGGAGCAACAGTAACTATCGCTCCAGGAGACACTAAAGCTATTTATTCTAATGGTTCTGGTTCTGGTGCTGCTATGGTAGACGCTTTTGCTAATTTATCTACAGGTAACATAACAGCTACACAATTTATTGGTGATGTAGTCAATGGACAAACCGCTGAAACTTCAATAACAGGTAGTGATTTAATAGCTGTATACGATACTTCAGCAGGTGCTATTAGGAAAGCAACTATTACAAACGCAGCATTAGCAGGACCGACTGGACCAACAGGACCGACTGGACCAAACGGTAGTAATGGAAGTAACGGAAGTACTGGACCAACAGGACCAACAGGACCTACTGGACCAGATGGAAGTGATGGTAGTACTGGACCAACTGGACCAACTGGACCGAATGGAAATAATGGAAGCACAGGACCGACTGGACCTACTGGTCCTGCTGGAAGCGATGGAGGTACTGGACCGACTGGACCGACTGGACCAACAGGACCTGCTGGTGGCTTTAGTACAAACTCAGATGCACAAGTAAATAGTTTAGGTGTAGGAACAGCAGGATCAACAACCGCAGGTGAGATTAGAGCTACCAATAACATTACTGCTTTTTATTCTGATGCTAGACTAAAAGATTTTGAAGGTACTATCCCTAACGCTTTAGAAAAAGTAGCTAAATTAAATGGTTATTACTTTCAAGAAAACCAAACAGCTAAAGACCTTGGTTATGAAAATGACAGACTACAGGTTGGAGTATCTGCTCAAGAAGTACAAGCAGTACTGCCTGAAGTAGTAACTGCAGCACCAATAGACGATAAATATCTAACAGTTTGGTACGAAAAACTCATACCTTTACTTATTGAAGCCATAAAAGAACTTGAGGAAAAGGTAAAAAAATTAGAGGGTAAATAATGGGTACACCTGCATCTGGAACAATAACTCTTAATGAAGTTCATGTTGAAGCTGGAGGATCTTCTGGTAGTCAAGCTAGTTTTAATGATTCTGATATTAGGCTTATTTCTGGTTCAAATCAAAATACTCAATTTTCAATGTCTGATATGTACGCTAAAGCTGCTGACTTTGTACAAAGTGGCACAGTTGGAACTGGGTCAGTAACTTTTACACAAAGCTATATAAGCATAACAACTTATTACAGAGGTTTTCAGGCTAATACTTCACCTTCAAATTTAAGTCCTACTAGTGAATCTGATTATATGGGCGGAGGAACTATTACTGGAGTTTATTGTGAATCAAGTACTCTATTTGGAACTGGTCAAAAATATTTTGCAATTACTTCAAATGCATCTAGTATAACTAATGACGACAACAATGTTTTTAATAGTGTTGTAGTCAACGCAACTACTTTTGATAGGGGAGATTTTACTTTTGCAAGTATTGCCAATTCTACAACCCTACAAATAAACACTTCAGCTCCGGATGTAGGTTTTATTAATACTACAGATACAGTAGCTCCTTTTCCTGCTAACAACACAACTTACTATGTAACTTTTAGGAGAAGAGTTTAAGATGACTAAAGTGGTATTAACAGAGAGCACAGAGTCATATCAGGACAGGACCGCGGAAGAAAAAATTACTCATTGGCGAACCGATAACGATTACAAAAGATTAACTCTTTATACTAATCACCCTGTTACAGAAGAAGAGGTGTATTGGGAGTTTGATAAAGAGTCTACAAATACTTTAATAACAGAAGAGCCAGATGGTAGTTACTCTATTGAGACTGAAGAATTAGATTATGTAAAAGAACTTTGGGAAGTATCTCAATGGAGAAACTCTTTATTTACGACTTGGAAGGTAGCGGAAGAAAACGTAGATATTGCTTCTGAATGGATAGATGAAGTAAATATTATTCCTATAAATGGTGCTATGTGGGATGAAATTTATGTTAATAAAATATTTGCTAAAAAAGATTACACTATGGATTGTGTTGGAGAAGAAGGAGAAGAAATAAATGCGTTGATTGCTAAAATTAATGAAAAGTTTTCCAATCAACCTAATTTTAAAAGTAGTCCATATAATATTTTAGGCACGTATCGCGATAATCACACTTTAAGACCACCCTATACTACTTACAACACTATAACTTTTTATGAAATGTATTATAAAAAAGCAGATTTTAACCAGCTTTTAACTACTTTTAAAGTTCCTAATCACTCATACTCCTATAGGTTTTGGTATGGATTAAAATATGATTTAGATAATTCAAAAAGATTTTTAAAAACAGTTATAAAAGACACAAAAGAAACTAGTAATTATCAAGAGTGTCCAAATTCTTTTATACCTAGACCTAGCCTACCCGCTGCTGAAGATATTTACTTTGCAAAAATGTATACCGAGGAAGGAGTTGAAGCTGATGAATATGATGTGTATTTTACTACTACACCAAAACTTATGAAAAAGTATTGTGAAAAGTACTCTCTAGATTTTCCTTTACCAGATAATAAAATAAATGATTATGTTTGGTGTTTTGGTATGGCATATGATAAAAGTACTTTAGCGATTAAACAGGTAAAAGGGTATGTTAAAGTACCGCAAAACGCTGAAAATTGGATTAATTGGGGTGGCTAGTAAAAATCAGGAGGTTTTAAATGTTTCTTAAAAAATATTATGATTTAGTAATTAACACTTGTTACGAAGAACCTACCAAATATAAAGAAACTACACCTCATTATTTAAAGCCATCTAAAATTTCTTGGTGGAACAAATTAAAAGTTTCTGCTGACCCAGAGAAAAAAACACCAGCAGAGCATGAAGCAGCAATGTTAGAAAATGGTGAGCCTATTTTAAATATGAAGTCTTGCACAGGGTTTATAGAGTTTTATAAAAATGCTATAGCTTTACCTTGTCCTTTTGATATAAAAATTAAATACGATAAAGAAAAAGATAAATTAGACTGGACCCCTAATTACAGTTTTAATGGACCTATAGAATATCAAGAATTTAATGAAGCATCTCATGTTCCAGTTGTGCAAACTCACGCTGCTGAACAATGGGGAGATGCTTTTCCAGACATGAGACAATTAAAATTATCTTACCCTTGGTATATTGAAGGACCTAAAGATCATAAGTTTTTATTAACAAATAATTATTGGCAGTCAAAAAAAGATATACAAGTTTTAAACGGAGTACTTGAATTTTATTATGCTCATCAAATTCACATTCAATTTTTTACTGAAGCTAAGTCACAAGAATTAACTTTTAATTATGGTGAGTCTCCTGCAGTATTAATACCGCTACAAGGCAAAACAAAATATAAAATACATTACAACCATATATCAGCTACCGAATGGAACAAAACTCTTGCAAGTGCTTTGTACCCTTATGGTACAAGAGTTGTAGTTAATAAATATCAAAAACATAAAAAGATGATAGATAAACTTACTAAAATAAAATGAAAGCAGAGTTTAAAAAAGCTAACAAAAAATTTAATCAAAAAATTAAATTAGAAAAAAACTATAGAGAAAAATTTAAAAAACTTCACAGCAGAGAAATAAAATGCTTGGAAGAATAGCAATATTTGAAAATCCAAATGAAGAATTGTTAAAATATTTAGATAATTTGCATACAACTATTTTAAAAAATGTACCTGTAGAAAAAGCAAAAATAGGTTTTGATGAAGAGGCTAAAGAAAGTAATAGCTACAGAGTTACTCAACTTCGCTGGTTAAATCAAAGTACTCCTGATTTATATGAAAATGCTCACGGTATGTTAAATAATTATATAAACCAAGCTAATATGGATTGGTTTGGGTTTGACCTATCAGGAGTTTGTCGATACATACAGCACACAGAATATAATAAAGGTAGTTTTTATAACTGGCATCAAGATTCTTTTTTAGGAGAATCTAAACAAGGTATGTATGAAAGAAAGCTAAGTTTTTCTATACAATTATCTGACTCAGACGCTTATACAGGCGGAGACTTAGAATTTAAAGATATAGATTCTACACCAGAACTAAAAGAAAAATTAAGGCAGAAAGGCACAGTAGTAGTTTTTCCTTCTTTTTTACAACACAGAGTTACAGAAATTACTAAAGGACAACGTCATGCTTTAGTGGGTTGGCGAGAAGGTAAACAATGGACATAAGTGTAAAGGTACTTATTGGTTTTTTGGTTGTACTGATATAATATAATAAAAAGAAAGGAGTATATTATGACTTGGTGGCAAAACTTTAAAAATTTTTGGATTACAGACAGTACGAAACCTGTTGAAGAAAACCCAGAAGATTATGAAACAGTTAGAACTAGAAATGAAAAAGGCAGGTACGTTGCTGATGACCCAGACACACCAGAAAACGAAGCCTATACTCGTCGTAAAAAGAAAAAATAACAATGGCGACTACTAAAGACGCTTTACATAAAATAGAAACACACGAAAAAGAGTGTGCTTTACGTTATGAAAATATCGAAAAGCGTCTTGAGGAAGGGTCTGATAAATTTAGACGTTTAGAAAATCTACTTTGGGGAGTTTACCCTTTTATTGTAGGGGCTATAGTTCTTACTAAATTTATATGAGCGAAGAAAAAATCATTACTGACAATACTATAGTAGAAAAAGAAACACCTATAAAAAGAAAACTTGAATTAGACATAGATGTAAATCCTAAAAATAACGGAGATAATCCGTTTATAAAATGGGTACATCTAGCTAAAACCGTTGATGCTTGGCGAATATTTCCAAGAGTATTCGTAAGTGTTTATATAGTGCTTCTTTACAAAGTAGTAATATGGTTTATGGCTTTACCTGAACCTAACCTAGAACAATCAGCCTTAGTCTCTATAGTAGTAGGAGCGATGGCAGCAGTTTTTGGTATTTACGCAGGCACCTCAGGACAAAGCAAAAAATTTAAAGGCGAAAACTAATGGAAATATTTAACCTCATTGCTGAGGTAGGTGTTCCTATAGCTGGTGCATTAGTTATGGCTTATTTTATATTTTTAGTTATGAAACAACTTATGGAAGGTTTAGTAAGTGAAATAAAAACCGTACAAGGAATAACTAAAATGCTAATCACTAGAGCTTCTATTATGAATAATGATATTATTAGAATTGACACAAGTGTTTCAAGTGCATTAGATTTAAAACCAGATTTAGATAGAATAGCAAGAGCAGAAAACTTTGTAGAAGATGGTAAAATTGATGCTAGGAGAGACTAATGGACATAGTTCAAATAGTTGCCGATTTTGGTTTTCCTGTAGTTATGGTTGTGGGGTTAGGTTATTTTGTTTACTATGTTTGGCAAACAATAACTAATACTATAGACCCTGCAGTAGAAGAAATGAAAAGTACTATTATTAGGCTTACAGATCAATTACGTCTTTTAGATCAAGATATGATAAGATTACAAGAAAAAGTAAACACTGTACTTGAATTAAAAGATGATGAAAAGAAAGAAAACAGAAATAGAAAGAAAAATTGAATATTGGTTTGGTATAATCGGTATTGTCTTTATACTTTTTGCTGTAGCATTCAGTCATGTACAAAATCTTGCTGCAGAAGAAATAACTTTTAATTTTAAATCACCAAGTTTTTCTGGAGAACAAACTTCTTCTCATTATTTAACTATAGAAAATCAAGAGGCAAGTAGAAAAAAAGCTATTGAAGAAGCTTTACAACAACAAATCGAAGATCTTGAAAGAGAAAAAGAAAGCTCTACGGTAGCTAGGTTTATACGAAATCTTGAAAGCAGAGTGTACGCTGAACTTTCTAGACAACTAGTAAATAATTTATTTGGTGAAGATAGCAACACTTCTGGAACAATTAGTCTCGAAGGGAATAATATATCCTATTCTAGCGACGGACAATTTATAACTCTTACGGTAATAGAACAAGATGGAACTGAAACCAGTATTACTCTTCCTATCAATTCTTTTACTTTCTAGTTGTAGTTTATTTAAAACTACTTCGGTTCTTCATGAATATGCAGAAACAGAAGAACACAGTTTTTCAAGTATATTATCTTTACAGTCAAAAGATCTTGCAAACGTAACTCCACCAAAAACTCAACCAGTAGTTGCAGTATATCCTACGAGTTTTACTGATCAAACAGGGCAAAGAAAGAGTAACGGTGAGTTTGCTTTATTTAGCACAGCAGTAACTCAAGCACCTAATGCCTTACTTATAAGAGCCTTAAAACACGCTTCAAACGGTAAATTTTTTAGAGTAGTAGAAAGGGTCGGTTTAGATAACTTAACTAAAGAAAGACAGTTAATACGCTCTACACGACAGGCTTCAAACAACGAAGAAAAAGAAAGTAAAAAATTAATGCCTTTATTATTTGCTGGTGTTATAATGCAAGGAGCTGTTGTTTCTTATGATTCAAATGTAAGAACAGGAGGTGTAGGGGCAAGGTATCTTGGTATAGGGGCAAGTACACAATATAAAGAAGATGTTGTAACTATAAGTCTTAGGATGGTATCAGTAGCTACTGGTGAAATACTTATAGAAGTAATGACTGAAAAAACTATATTAAGTTATGGTCAGTCTCAAGATGTATTTAGATTTATTGAATTAGGCACCGAACTACTTGAATTAGAACTTGGTAATGCGTATAATGAAAGTTCAACTATAGCTCTACAAAAAGCTATAGAAGGAGCAGTATTAGAATTAATTAAAATAGGGTACGAAAAAGAATATTGGGTTTTAAAAAAATAAATTATGAGTTACAATATTCTTTGGTGATTGTATGAAAAAGGGATTATTTATTTTATCGCTTCTGTTTACGACTACGGTTTTTTCTGATAATGAGATATATATCGATCAATCAGGAACAGGAGCTAATCTTGATATAGAGCAAATGGGGGGAGGAAACCTCATAGGTGGTTTAACTGCTGCTACTGGTGCATCAAATATGACCCCTCTTGATTTAGACGGTACTTCTATGACTCTTGATATAAATCAAATAGGTGGTAGTAACATATTCAGAGGAGATATTACCGCAGATAGCTATACAGGTTATTTCAACTTTTCTGGAAACTCAAACAATTTCACTATGCAAACAGATCCTACTAATACCTATGGTGCTAATAACTCAAATGTAAATGTTCAAGTAACTGGAGCTTCTAATGCACTTACACTAAACCAAGCTACTTCTGCTCTTGCTGCTACTTTAGATCTAGATTGGATTATTCAGGGTTCTAATAACACAGTAACATCAAGTATAAATATTGACGGAGCTACTAATTACATGGATATAGACGGTAGTGATAATACTGTGACGTATACTGGAACAGGTGTCACAGCTTCTTCAGGTGGTTACTTTTGGTTAGATCACACAGGCGGACAAAGAAACTTTACGATAAACCAATTAAGTACTCAAAACAATGACTGGCTCAAAATTATATCATCTGGCGGTAATGCTGCTTCTACTTTCTGCGTCAACCAAAACGATCAAGGCACAGCAGTCGGTTGCTAATATTGGAGATGTATCTGAAGTTTATGGCAATGCTCAGATATTAAGAGACAAAACTTATAACGCAAAGTTAAAATTTAATATACAATCTAATGACGAAGCTATTACTACTGATGGTAGAATGGCTATACGTTTTTTAGATGATTCTCAAGTAAAACTTACAGAACACTCTCAACTTACAATAGACGAATATATATTTGATCCTAACCCAAGTAAGTCTAAAATGGCTTTAACTTTTGGTTTAGGTACAGCACGATTTATAACAGGAACTTTTAATAAAATAGACAAACAAAATATAAACTTAAAAACACCTACAGCTAATATTGCTATAAGAGGCACAGATTTTACTACAACTGTTGATGAGCTTGGAAGAAGTTTAATAATATTATTACCCGACGAACTAGGTTTATCTAGTGGTGAAATAGAAGTGGTTACAGCTACAGGCACAGTTTTGTTAAATAAACCTTTTCAAGCAACCACTGTATCTGTGTTTGAGTCATCCCCTAGTAAACCAGTAATTTTAGACCTTACGCTCGATATTATAGATAACATGTTAATAGTTACACCACCTAAGAAAAAAGTTGTGATTGAAGAAAAAAATCAAAAAACAAATAAGAAAGTTTCTATCTTAGACTTTAATGATTTAGATATAGATTATTTAGCAGAAGATTTTTTAGAATCAGAAAGAGAACTTGAGTTTACAGAATTAGATATTGATTCATTAGATGTTAATTTTTTAGAAGATATGTTAAATGTACTTGATGCATTAGCTGTATCAGAAGAAGAAGATGCCTTAGAGCAAGACGCTAGTGGTGTAAAGATAACAGGTACTGATTTTGGCCAAGATAAAGAAACACAGATAACTACATTTGTTACAGGTCAACAACTTACCTTTATAAGAAACGTAAGTAGTACCAGCAGACTAGACCTAGATACCTCAAATAGCTACACTATAGTTTTAATTCAAAATGGAGTTACCAATACTATCAAAGTTAATGGTGGTAGTGATTCTATTATACAAATTACACAAAGTTTATGAAGCTAAGAATTTTATTTATTTTAATTTTCATATTCACCCTTCCTTTGGTTTTTCAACCAGTAGCTTTAAATATTTTAAAATTAAAACTTTTTGATGTTTTAGTAGATACACCTGACCCTTCTGGTAATTTTGTGATATTAAATCTTACAGAAGAAGATGTAGATAAAGCTGGGGGCTACCCTTTCCCCAGAGAAACTTTAGCAAACATACACATAGACATTCTCAATAAAGGAGCACTAGGAGTAGGTTGGGTTTTAGCTTTTCCTCATAAAGATAGGTTAGGCGGAGACGAGTATTTTAAACAAGCTCTTTCATATTCTCCTTCTGTTATAGCTATGTTTGAAAATGACAATCAGGTATACCCTAAAACAGAAGGCACAGTAATTTTAGGAGAAGGCAGAGGAGGTTATTTATCACAAGGGATAGTAAAAAACATCGATGGATTAAATGCTTTAGAAGGGATAGCATCTGCTCCTGTAGATGTTGATAACCTTGTAAGAAGAATTCCCCTTTTATATAGAACTCCTGAAGGATGGATAGCAAGTTTTGGTACACAGGTTTTAAAAGCTCTTACAGGAGCTAAGACTTATATAATTAAAACAAATGAAAACGGTATAGAAGAAGTAACAGTAAAAGGACTACCTCCTGTAAAAGTAGACTCACTTGGTAGAAAATGGATAAGTTGGGTAAATACTCCCGAAACTACACTCAAAGAATTAAACGTAGAAAATAAGTTTGTTTTTATTGGCGTTACAGCTAAAGGTATAATGCCTCAACTAGCTACCCCAGTTGGGTTACTTGAACCACACAAGGTACAAGTAGCACTAGCAGAATCAATATTGATAGAAAATAGTCCATTTATTCCTGACTATAGCATAGCCATTGAAGTTTTAATTTTAGTTATATCCCTGCTTTTAGTTTGGGTTGTATTGAGCAACTTTGGCGTCACTGCAGGAGTTACAAGTTTTAGTTTCCTTATGATAGGAACTTCGCTTTTAGGATACTATATCATAAAACAAGGGCTATTAATTGACGTTTCTTGGAGCATTATAAGTCAGTTTACTGTAGGGTCTATAATATTTTATTTTCGTTTTAGAGAGCAATATAAATTACGACAACAAATTAAAAAACAATTTGAACATTACCTTGACCCTAGGCAAGTAGAACAACTACAAAAAAATCCTGAACTATTAAAACTAGGTGGTGAAAAAAGGTACGCTACGTTTTTATTTACTGATGTACGGGGGTTTACAGCTTTGTCTGAATCAGTAACTCCAGAAGAAGTAACGTATATAATGAATAAAGCATTAACTGCCCAACAAACCGCAGTACAAAAACACGGTGGTATGGTAGATAAATACATAGGTGATGCAATGATGGCTATATTTAACGCACCACTAAACTTAAAAAATCATGAAGACGCAGCAATTAACTGTGCTCAAGATATTTGGCAAAATATGTCAGACCTTAATGTAGAACTCCAGGCAGAGGGTTTACCTGCGATAGCCATAGGAATAGGAATAAACACAGGAGAAGCAGTAATCGGTAATATGGGTTCTTCATCTAGGTTTGATTATACCGCAATCGGAGACGCAGTAAATACCGCAGCAAGATTAGAATCGGCTACAAAAGAAGTGGGCACTGATTTATTAATTGGTGAAAACACTAAACAAAAATCTAATTATAAGTTACAATTATTAAAACCAATTAAAGTGAAGGGTAAAACCGAAGAATTAAAAATATATACATATGAGTAGAATATTTATAGGGATCATAGTTGTATTAGGAATGCTCTGTAGTTTTTTGTGGGTACAAAACGCTAATTTATCTAAACTAAACCAAGCTTTTGAACTAAGAGACCAAGAACAAAAAGAAGCTATCGAATCACTACAGAAAGATTTTACTTTACAAACAGAAGGTTTATTAGAGATACAGTTACGTAATCAAGAAATAGAAGCTGAAATGAACAGATACCTTGATATATTTAAACGACATGATTTAACAAGATTAGCTGCAGCAAAACCTGGACTAATTGAAACAAGAGTAAATAAAGGTACAAAAGATGTATTTGAAAGTATTGAAAAAGACAGTACTAATATCGATAGCCTTGATGATGGTCTGCAGTTGCAGCCTGATTCCTAAGCAAGTAGATATAGTAAGCAAACCGATTGAGCGAAACATAGCTCAACCTATTTTGCCTAGAAGTATTGATTTAAAAGAACCATATTGGTATGTTGTTTCTGATAAAAATATAGAAGAGTTTTTAGCTAGGGTTGAAAAAGATCAAGGACAAGTAGTTTTTCTAGCAATGTCTGTCCCAGATTATGAATTGATGGCTTATAATATGCAAGAACTAAAAAGATACATAAATGAACTTAAAGAAGTTGTAGTTTATTATAGGAAAGTTACAACAACTGAACAAAAATAAAATGAAAATATCTCAAGAGGGGTTAGCATTAATTAAAAAATACGAAGGCTGTGAACTTAATGCTTATGTCTGTCCTGCTGGTGTCTTAACTATTGGTTACGGACATACAAAAAATGTAAAAGAAGGAGACACTATTACACAAGAAGAAGCCAACGATATGTTGATTGGTGAAATGTGTGAGTATGAAGATTATGTAAATGGTTTAGTTAAAGTCGATCTTGAACAATATCAGTTTGATTCTTTGTGTTCTTGGGTGTATAATCTAGGACCAACTAACTTAATAACTTCTACACTTTTAGAAGTATTGAATAGTAAAGACTATGAAGGTGTTCCTACACAGATAAAAAGATGGAATAAATCAAACGGAGAAGTGTTAGAGGGTTTAGTAAAAAGAAGAAAAGCAGAAGCATTGTTGTTTGAAAATAAACCTTGGGAGAATGTTTAAATGCCTTTAACTAAGTTTGTATTTAGACCTGGGATTAATAGAGAAGGAACAGATTACGATAACGAAGGTGGTTGGTTTGATGTTAATTTAGTTAGGTTTAAAAACGGTCGACCTCAAAAAATAGGGGGATGGGAAAAATTAATAAATGAAACATATTTAGGTACAGCAAGAGCTTTAAAAAATTGGATATCTTTATCTGGTTCTAAATATTTAGGCATAGGGACAAATTTAAAATACTATGTTTTAGAAGGAACAGAATTTAATGACGTTACACCTATAAGAAAAACTAGCAATAATACTGTAACTTTTTCTGCAACTGATGGCTCAAGCACGATAACTGTAACAGACTCTAATCACGGTGCTGTAACTGAAGATTTTGTAACTTTGTCAGGAGCAGTAGGTTTAGGCGGTAATATAAATTCTAATGTTTTAAACCAAGAATATCAAATACTTACTGTCCCTAGCGTCAATACATACACTATATCTGCTAAAAATACTTCAGGAGTAGCAGTTACAGCAAACAGTAGTGATACAGGTAATGGAGGCTCAAGCGTTGACGGAGCTTATCAAATAAATGTTGGTCTTGATGTTTATGTTTCTTCTACAGGTTGGGGAGTAGGCACTTGGGGGGCAAACACTTGGGGAAGTGCTACTCCTCTTTTAAATGTAAACCAACTACGTTTATGGTCACATGATAATTACGGTGAAGATTTAATTATGAATGTTAGAGCTGGAGGTATTTATAGATGGGTAGAAAATGACGGTACAGCAACACGTGCTGTTGAATTAGCTACTACTTCTGGTGCAAATTTAGTTCCTACTGTTGGTTTACAAATTTTAACTTCAGAAAAAGACAGGCATTTGATTGTGTTAGGGGCAGACCCAATATCTGGTAATTCAAGAACTGGAAGTATTGATCCTATGCTTATAGCTTTTAGTGACCAAGAAGATCCTTTACAATTTGAACCTTTAAGTACAAATACAGCAGGTAGTTTAAGATTATCTTCTGGTAGTCAAATTATCGGTAGTGTAAAAGCTAGACAAGAAATTTTAGTTTGGACCGACACAGCTCTATATAGTATGCAGTTTATTGGACCACCTTTTACTTTTGGTATAAATTTAATAAATGAAAGCACAGGTTTAATCGGACCAAACGCAGCAATTACTGCTCCTACTGGAGTTTTTTGGATGAGTTACGATAATTTTTATGTCTATACAGGAGCTGTGAAAAAAGTACCTTGTTCAGTATTAAGTTATGTGTTTGACGATTTTAATTCAGGTCAAGGTTTTAAAGTTTTTGCTTTTTCTAACACACAATTTGATGAAGTAGGTTGGTACTATGCTTCAGCTTCTAGTACTGAAATTGATCGATATGTTACTTACAATTACGCAGAAAATGTATGGTCTTACGGACAATTAGAAAGAACAGCATGGTTAGATACAGGAGTACAAGCTTTCCCTGTTGCTGCAAAAGATAACTATTTATACCAACATGAAACAGGTTTTAATGATGATGGAAACCCTATGACAAATGTTTTTATAGAAAGCTCAGATTTTGATTTAGGAGACGGTGAACAGTTTGCTTTTGTAAATAGAGTAATACCTGATTTAAAGTTTTTAGATAACAGCGATGCAGGACAAGTAAACATGGTTTTAAAAACTCGAAATTTTCCAGGAGACTCATTAACGACCAATAGTACGAATATAATCACAAGTACAACAAAACAGTCTCATGTAAGAGCTAGAGCTAGACAAATGGTGCTTAGGTTAGAATCAAACGATGACGCAATACCTGAAAACACTGACACAGGTTGGCGATTAGGTGCTACTCGTTTTGATGTAAAACCTGACGGCAGACGATGAGTAAATTATTAGTTTCAACCTTACCATTAGCTTACGAAGGAACAGTAGAAGCAGACACATTTAATAAATTAGTTAGGTTATTAGAACTTAATCTAGGTCAGTTTGACCCTGATAATACTAGACAAATAAACGATAGCGATAAAAACCGAGCTAGATTTAACGTAGGTAGTTTAATTTGGAACACGAACAATCAATCTTTAGAAGTCTATATTGGTAACCGTTGGGTAGCTTTAACAGACCCTGTTGAGGACCATGGCGTACAAGGTATGTTAAGTGTAGGTTCAGTAACAGTTCAAACTAACGGAAACACAAGGATAGTATTATGATCTTAAAAAAGGTATTATTCATAATAGGAGTATTATAAGTATATGAATCCTCAAGGTTTAGAAAGTATAGCTATACATGGTCGTTATGGCGACACATTGATTGGTCACTTGAGTACAGGTGAAATGGTCTTACCTAGACCTATAGCTAATGACCCTATATTAAAAAGAGAATTATTTAATGCTTTTGAGCGTCACGACTTAAACCCTAATCAATACAGTGTAGGTCATTACGAAAACTCACTTAACCCAATCACTGGTGTTCCTGAGTTTGGTTTTAAACTTAAAAAAATTACTAAAAGTCTTAAAAAAGCAGCAGGTACTATCGGCACGGTAGTAGGTTTTGCTGTAGGTGGACCAATGGGTGCTACGATAGGTGGCGGTATTGGGGGCGGTGTGCAAACTGGTAGTCTTGACGGAGCTTTAAAAGGTGCAGCAACTGGTATGGTTTTAGCAAATGTAGCTGTAGGGATGGGAATACAACCTAATCAGGGTTTATCGAGTTTAAACCCATTCGGCACAGAAGCTCTAGTACCAGGAACTGGCGGATCTGTAGGTTTACAAAAAAGTACGTTTTTTCTTAACCCTGCTAATATAGGTCCAGCAGCAGCAGGTGCTGGTGGCATAAGTGGTTTCTTCCAAGATGTAGGTGCTGGTATGAGAGGTGTTCCAGGAATATCAGATTCTTTTAAAACTCTTAATACTTTAGAAAAAGCAGCAGCTATAGGTTTACCTTTATATGCTAGTGGTGTACTAGAAGCTCAGCCAGAAGAACCTGCAGAAATGCCAGGACCATCTGGTGCTTTAAGTGGTTACTTACAAAATCCATTAGGTGAAGCAGTAGTGCCTTCCGTTCCTGGTGATGGAATGATAACTGGTTCTTCTGGAGGTACTAGCGGTCCATACACAGGGTTTAGCGGTCAAGGTTCAACAAATAATACTTCTACTGGGCTTGACCCAGCCACAGATGCTTATATAAGAAACGCACTTGGTGATGAAGATTATATTAAACTAATGTTTCCTGAGTTTGCCCGTGCTAATTTAAACTCTGGTGGAGAAGCACTTGACTTAAGAAACACAGGTGGAGATATAGAAGACCCAGAAGGTTCTGGTGATAAAGATACAGTAAACGCTATACTTGCAGATGGTGAGTTTGTAGTAACTAAACAAGCTGTTAAAGGTATAGGTGATGGAGATCATGATAAAGGTATAGAAACTTTATATGCTATGATGGACAAAAACGAAAATAAAGCAAAAAATATGGGGATAGGTAGAGCATAATGGCAGACAATACTAATGTAGTTACCGAACAATTACCACCAAATTATTTAGCTGAGTTTTTTGCAGGTAGACCAGGAGCAAACGTTCCTGGAATTATGCCACTATTAAACCAAGAACTTGTTAATAGAATATCTGGTTTTGGTGTAGAAGGGGCTAACCCTTATACATACGAAGGCAACCGTATAGCGGGATTTAGTCCAGCACAACAACAAGCCTTTAGGTTAGGCACAGCTGGAGTAGGGTCTTATAGTCCTTACTTAGATAAAGCAACAGCCACTACAGGTAGAGCTCTTACAGATTCTGACCTAGCTTTAGGCACTTCTGCTAATTATTTACAAGACGCTATTACTACAGGTAGAGAAGGTACTCAAGATGCAAGAGATATATTAGGAAGAGTGCCAGGCATAGCTGAAGCGTCAACTGAAACAGGTCTTCAATCTTTGCTTGCTGGTTTAGGCACACAATCAGGTGCACTTGATAGGTTAAACCAAGCAGCAGGGTCTTTAGACCCTAGTAATGTTTCTAGTTTTTATAACCCTTACGAAGATCAAGTAGTTCAACAAACTCTTCAAGATATGCAAGAAAGTTTTGCCAAAGGAGATATCAATAGAAGAGCACAGGCTATAGGCTCAGGAGCTTTTGGCGGTTCTCGTAGTAGGCTCTTAGGTGAAGAATTAATGGAAGCTTCAGCGAGAGGAGCAGCAAAACAGTTAGGGGCTATACGTTCAGGCGGTTTTAGAGACGCTCAAACTAGACAATTACAACAAGCAAGTTTACTTGCTGGACTAGGTAAGCAACAATCTGACATAGGAGCTAGGTTGGGGAATATAGGAGTTTCTCAAGCAGGGCTAGGGCAAAACTTAGCAGGAACACTAGGTACAACTGCTGGCGGAGTAGGTTCTTTATCTGGTAACTTAGCTAATATTTATGGCGGTGCTGCTAGAGATATGACTAATATCGGTGGTCAAGCAGCAAGAAGCGGTTTAGCAGGTGGTGCACAGTTTGCTAACTTAGGTCAAGGTCTACAAGGTATGCAAGGTGTAGATATGAATACGTTATTAGGCATGGGTGCTATGCAACAAGATTTAGTTCAAAGAGGACTAAATGAACAATACGGAGACTTTGTTGGTCAATACAATTTACCATTACAAACACTGAGTGGTATTGGTGGTTTAGCTGCAGGATTTGCTCCGCAATTAGGTCAAACACAAATACAACAACAATCTACTGGTGTGCCTTCTACTAATAGAGGTATGGAACTTCTTGGTACAGGACTTAGTGCCTATGGTGCTCTTAATTCAGGTAAAACATAATGGACTATAATATAAAAGATACATTTATACCAATGGATCTTTTAAAAAGAGGTAATGTGCCTCTGACAACAAGTGCTGAAATGAATCCATTTCAAACAGCTTTAGATCTTATTTCTCAGGGTGCTCCTCTAGATATCATAGTAGCTCAGACAGGTTTGACTGCAGATCAAATTAGTCAATTGACTCAAAGACCTGCTACGCCAGATATATCTCCACAAGGCGTGGGCTTAACTTCTTTACTGGAGGAGCAAAATACAGAAATAGAAAACTTGGTTGATAGAGGAATGAATCTTACACAAGTAGCAAACGAGACAGTAAAAAGCCTTGGTGGTCCACCAGAATTAAATTTAACAGACAGAAATTTAGAGCTTAACATAGCTGAAAAACTTAATAAATTAGGTGTAGATGCAGATACAGTAGCTTTAGAAGAAGCCGATGATTTATTAACTAAACTTACTTTAGCTAGTGTCGCAGGTTCTGCAAATGATGCTGATGATGATAAAGATAGTAGTGACACTATACAGACTTCGCTTTCTATATCAGAAAACCTTGACCCTAAAGATCAAATAGAAGTTTATAAAGATGCTGCAAAATTATTTTATAACACAGACGATTTAAAAAAATTAGTTCCAGAACCAGATAAAACATTACCGTTTTTAATCGCTGGTGCTTCTCTAATACAATCAGGTGAAAAAGATGAGTCTTGGAGTACCGCTTTGTCAAAAGCCTTTTTAGGTTATGCGGGTCAAACAGCTAAAGAGAAAAAAGCTTACGAAAAAACTTTAAGCGGTATTGATATTAAAAGGCAACAAGATATACAAAATTTCTCAGCAAATATGTATATTTCTGATAGAAAAAGTCAACAAACTTTACAAACAGCTTTGCTAAAAGCAGACAGGAAACCTTATAAAGTGGAAGGTCGAGATGGGGTAACTTTCTTAACAGATGCACAACTTGGTGAATATCAAAGTATGTACAATATTACGCCATACACAGAAGCCAACAGTAAAGTAAGTGAGTACACAATTTATCAAGATATAAACGGTGACGGTGTTCCTGATGATAACGCTCCTGGAAAAGTACAATTATTAGCTGAAGAAGAAATACTTAAACTTCAAAAAGATGGTGCCTTAATACGTTCAGGTAATCAATTAAAAAATAAAGCATATTATACTGTTAATGGTGTTGGTGGAATGTATAACCCTGAAGAATTCTCTGGTATTATATCGAAAAATCCTGGAGCACAAGTTAATAAAGTTGGCACAGCTAATGTAGTACAAGCTAAAAACAGATTTACTGGAGAACTTGAGTTTGTTCCTAAAAGTTTTTTACTAACTGTTTCTGGCAGAGAAAAATACGTGCCTGCTGGACCACAAGCAGAAGTTATTTTTGATTCAAAAGGAATGCCAATTATAGTCAAAGGAGACGCTGGTGGTATATTAAATGACGGTAAAAGGAGTGCAATGATTGCTTCAAGTAGAGATTTATTTGCAGAAACTGATGTTAAGGTAGGTAATATTTTAAGGACTCATAATAAAATAACAGGCATACTAGACGAAGCAGTAGCTGCAGGAAGTCCAGTGCTTTTTGGTACTACAGGTAAAGCTTTAGGTTTTGCTAAAAGGATAGATGATGAAATAACACAAATAAAAACAGGTTTTTCTGTAGCAGATAGTGGCTATCAATTTTTTAATGATGCAAACGGTAATGGAAAAAGAGACTCCAATGAAGGACTAATGAATTTTGCTGCATTTGAAAAACAGTTTTCTGATTCAATCAGTGATACACCTTTTGGTAAATTTTTACAAGAGTCTGGTTTAAGTAAAAAAAGAATAAATAATTTAGTTTTTACACTTGCCTTACAAAGTGCTGCGTTAAATAATCAAAAAGGTCGAGACATTTCTGACAAAGATATTGAAAGATTTTTAAACAGAGCAGGAGCTAACGCTACTTCAGAAAAAGAATTTAGAATATTATTAAATGACCTTGCAGTAGATGCTATAGATTATGGCTCAACAATTATTAAATCTCAATTTGACAATGATACAGTTTTAGGAGATAATCCTGAAGGAAATACAGTGGGTGTTCTTGCTGCTGCTTTCCCTAATAAAAGAGACGGTTTTTTAAATCAAACTGCTTTTGTTGGAACAGATGAAACACTAGGTAACTATAGAGAAAGATTAGTTAATAGTGGTCAGTATGGGCTAAACCTGAACGCTGGTGCTGTTAAAAATACACAAGACGCAACTCTTAGAGTTGTTTCTGACATAGGTAAAAAACAATCAGGTTATGGAACAGCTACGATTGATGAAATAGCCCAACAATTTAAAGGTCTATTTGACCCAGACGACACATCAAAAGCAGCAGCATATCTGGCTAAAATAAGAAACAATTTAGGAGCAGACAGTCCTGAATACATAGAGTTAGCAAAATATATACAAGATGGCAACTAACGATATCATAGACTTAGATCAACTGCTTGAAGATTATGAGAGTGGTTCTTTAGCTATTAATCAAGATGCAAAATCTGCTAGAGAAATAGAAATACAAAATTTAAGTAAATATGGATACAGGGATTTTGCTGGAAACTTGGGTTTGAGTAACCCAAGAGTTCAATTTGATCAAATCGATCCTACAGCTCAAGGAAATCTTCAAGAGGCTATACGTAAAGGTATTTTAGCAGATGACCCATATTTTATAGAGAACTATTTAAACACTGCTCCTCCTGAAGTAAGAGCCGAGTACAGTGGTGTAGATGTTACTGGTGGTGCTAAAGGAGATGTAATACGTCAGTTAGAATTACTACCGAACGATGTCCGTGGAAACTTAGATTCTGTTACAAAAATTTTGCAAAAAAATTATTCAAACGACTATGATATACCTAGAACTTACGACTATAATGTAAGAGTAGAACCTAACACAAACAGGTTGATTTTTAATGATCCACAAAATGATAATAAACCAACTTTGATTAATCCTCCAGGAATTAACTCAGGAGACTTTTTTGCTTTCGCTGAGCCTCTTGCTGTAGAAATAAGTGCAGCCCTAGCTGGTGGTTATGGTGGTGTTTTTACCGCACCACTTACTGGAGGAGTACTTAATCCTGTTTCAGTGGGTATTGCTTCAGAAGTCTTAGCTACTTATCTTTGGCGACTACAAAATTTAGACTATCTTGACGAAGAGGGTTATTTACCAGAAGGCTACAATAAAAACGTTCAAGCAATGAAAGACGCTGGTTTTACCGCTCTTGCAGGTATCGGAGGAACAGCAGCATTTAAGTTAGCAAAAGTTGCTTTTGGTGTAAGAAACCCTGGAAAAAACTTTCCACTAGATGAAGATGAGTTTATTGAATCTTTTGATGCGGTAAAAAAAGAAGGTGGAGAAATAAACGACCTTACTTCTCCTCAGGTGGTGATCGCTGCTGCTGCAGAAGACCCAAATAAAATTATAAAAAGCCCCGCAGAAGAAGTAGAAGAAAGTTTAAGAAAAGTCGCTGAAGGAGATAGTCCTTCAGGAGCAGCACTAAGAGAAAAATATGCTAAACAAGAACTTGAAGGCAGACAAAAAATAGAAGGTGAGTTCGAAGGGGCAGGAACAAACAGAGAAACAGCAGATTATGAAAGTGGTAGTTTTGAAAAACAAACACAAGGTAGAGAGTTTCAAGCAGTTGCATACGAAGGTATAGGTTTAGATCCTCTTTTAAAACAAGCTGACGATGAAATAATTAAATTTTCTGACGAAACAGATACTCTGTTTAGAGACCTTACCGAAGGTAAATTAGATTTTAATACAGCAGGTAGGCAAATTAGAGAAGGGTCTATGAAGGTAAAAGATGCTGCGTATAAAAAAGTAGACGCTAAGTTTGAAGAATCTGCAAAAATCGCTAATTTAAACAGAGGTAAACCTTTTGACTTATCTAGTATGACTTCTTTTTTAAAAACATTTGATAGAAGACTTTTAGACCAAGCATTACCCGATAGAGATCAAAGAAAAATAGTGACAAACCTTTTGAAAAAAATATCTGACAATCCTAAACAAAGTAAAAAAGCCTACGATAGTGATCTGTCTAGTATACGAAGTTTAATTACTGATGCTGCAAATAAAGGCAGAGACCTTGGACCTCTTATTAGTGTACGAGATGAATTATTAAAAGTTCGTAAAAACGCACTAGGGAAAAACACAGAAGGTAGTAAGGTTTTTAAAGAAGCAGAACTAGAGTATAGACAGTTTAATGATGATTTTAATAATGATCTTACTTCAAGGTTTTTCAGTTTACAAGAAGCGAGTACTAATTTATTTAAAAAAGGAGATAAACAAGCGTACGACAGTGTGTTGAATTTTTTAAGAGGCAATATTACTAAAAGTACAGACGGCACATTGAGTAGCCCTGAATTTATTGACAAAATTTTATTAGACCCAATAAATGAGTCGGGTCTTCAAGGTTTAAAAAAAGGTGTGATAAATGATTTTTATAATAAAGTTTTAAAAGAACAAGGCGGTCAAATTAGCCCTAAAGGTGAAGAAGCCTTAAATAATTGGTTAAAACAAAACGGAGATATAGTAAAAAAATTCTTTGACGAAGATGAACTACTTCAGTTTAATAATGCTGAAAATTTTATTAGAAAATTTAAAGCCAGAGAACTATCACTCAAAGAAGCACAACAAAAAGCTGCAAGAGACCCTGATTTACAAAATCTAGGAATAGTCGTTGACCTTACCAACCCTGAGGATGTTTTTACTACAACATGGAAAGCTGGTAAAATTACACCAACTCGTGCTTTATTTAATGCTGTTTCTGAGGTAGGTGATGAAGGTCTAAAAGATTCATACAAAGCCTACATATATAAAGACTTTATTGATAAAACAACCAGTTCGGGTACTTTCGGTCGTGATGCTTTTAGTGGAAAAGCAATAGCTAAGTATGTTGATGAATATGGTGACGCCATGTCTCTTTGGTTTGGTGAGGAGTTTGTAGAAAACTTAGGTAATATCAGTAAAAAATTATCTCCTTTTGATAACAGAAGTGGTAAAGCACTGACTAAAGAAGATAATGCTGTGTTACAGGCTACTAATTCTTTAGCACGTGCTTATGTTGGTTTATTTACAACTCCAGGACGTGTACTAACTGCAGCGAAAACCATAGGTGGAGCTGAACTTGGTAGAAAAAAATTACAATATTTAAGAGAACCCGAGTTATTATATAAGGCTATGATAGAAAACAGATGGCAAAAAAATCCAGTGGTTAGAGGACTTGTTAGATTCTTAGGTAGAATCTATGGAGATACTTCAGGAACCTTTGACGCAGATTTACAGTCAGATGTTACAAAAGAAGAAACTACACTCTTTGGTCCGGGATTTCAAGAACAATTAAACAGAGGGGGTCACGTGCAGAAAAAACTAGGCATGCCACTTAAATACAGGTTTGGTGCGTAATGATAAGTGGTCTTATAGGAAAAATATTAGGTAGATTCCCAGGAGACTATACTAAAGCTGTTAATAAAAAAATTATTGCTGGTGGAGGTATAGGAGATCTAGGTGTAGACGATATATTTGGTTTTAGAGGTAATTCTCCTCAACTTTCAGTTAAAGAGCTTATTGATTCTAAGACTAAAGGAGGTCTGCTCGGTAATGCTCCTAGCATGCTTCAAGAAGGTATTGGAAAACTTGGCTTACTTAATAACGCTGAAGACTTAATTCAAAGTGGTGCTGGGAAATTTGGTGTACTCAATAACGCTGAAGACTTAATTCAAAGTGGTGCTGGGAAATTTGGTATACTCAATAACGCTAAAAACTTAATTCAAAACGGGGCTGGTAGTTTAGGTTTATTGAATAATGCTCCCGCTATGGTACAATACTCACCAATAGTTAATGCTATAGAAGAAATGGGTGGTATAGCTTCACTAAGCGATAAAAACACAAGAGATCTTATGGACATGCAAAGAGACACATTTTCTAGATTTTTACAAGAGCCAGGAGCAGTATCATATATTAATAATATGGGTGAAGTGACTCTTCCACCTTCTGCTATGTTAAACATAGAACCATCAGAAACGTATGGTCAAATACCACTCATGGGAATACCAACCTTAGGTTTAAGCCCATTAGGTATGAACCCACTAGGTATAGATATTGGAAACCTTGGTGAAATGGACTTTTCCCAGCTAGGTAGAGGTTAATTACAAAAGCCAGTTTTTCCAGTGGTCTTCACCTAGAACAGTTTGAGCTATATTTTGTTTTCTACGTAAAGCTGTTACTATTTTTTCATCTACGGTGCGTTCACAAACTATATCTATGTAGGTTACTTTATTTTTTTGACCTATACGATGAGCACGGTCTTCTGACTGCAGACGTTTTTCTAAATCATAGTTGTTACTGTAGTAAATTACGGTGCTTGCTTCAGTAAGTGTTATACCATAACCACCCGTTTGAGTGTTACCTACAAAAAACCTAAGACTACTTTCTGGATCTTGGAATAAATTAATTACTTCTTCTCTTCTTTCCTGTGGTACATCTCCGTAATAAGTTCCTACCGTTCCTTGTCCGTATATTCTAGTAAGTTCTGCTTCTATTTTTTGTATATCGTGTCTATAATTTGCCCAGATAATTACTTTACCGTCTGTTTCTTCTAGTATTTCTAAAAGCTCAGGCAACCTTTGAGATTTAAGTTCCGTAATCCCTCCTCCATCTAAACCTACAAACCCACAAGATATTTGATGAAGACGTATAATCTGTGTTATTATGTGATTGATTGTAACTGTTCCTTGAGTTAATACAGCATTGGCTTTTTTCTGTATATCTTTATACACACGTTTTTGTTCATCTGTCATAGCTATCTTTCTTTTAAGATAAACTTTATCTGGTAAATCTAAACAATCTTTTTTTAACACACGATAACTAAAAGAGTTTAGTTTCTCATTTAGTTCTGTCAAGTTTTTATAACCTACTATATGTTTAAATGTTCTACCGTTACCGAGTGTTCTATCGATTAAATCAGCGTATCTATTTCTAAATGCAAAGTAACTACTAAAGCCCAGCAGAGAAGGGTCTAAAAAATATGACTGGCTATATAGGTCAAGAGGACTTTTTGTAACTGGAGAGCCTGTAAGGATCCTTTTATAGTATGCATACTTTCCTATCCGTACAGTATTTTGTGTACGTTTAGCCATATGGTTTTTTATAGTAGTGCTTTCATCTATAATAAACATACACTTTCGTTTAAATAGAAAATCTGTAGCTCTTTGAGTTCCTACTTTTGTGCTTAGAGCCTCAACATTCATAATAAATATATTTAATGTTTCTTCATTTTCGTAGAGACCTTCTATTTCTTTTTGTTTCTTTTTTGTATTAGCGTTTGACCACTTTACACAGTAATAATTTATTTCTTCTGGTACGTGGTTCGGTATTTCTTTACTATACCATGTATCATAAACTCCTTTAGGAGCTATAATCAACACACCGTTTATTTTTCCTTCTCTGTGTAAATGTACAAAGTTATCTATAACTACTTTTGATTTACCACAACCCATCTCCATAAATAAAGCAAACTCTTCTTTATTAAAAGATTTTTCTAAAGCTTCTAATTGGTGGTCGTAGGGTTTAGTTTTGAATAAAAAGTCCATTAATAATAGGTGTTTGTCAATATTATAATTTAAAAACGGTAAGTTCTTATACATGTTTTAGCATAACTGCTAATAGCTAATAGGTCGCTAATAGGGTTGGTAATATTTAAAGCATAGTTAATTACCCTACGGTTATGCGACTCTTGCCTATTAAGTTATTAGATAAACTTAAATATTTAGGACGCTTCCTTTTATAAAATTTATTTCGCCCTATAATAATAGGGTAGTAGTAGAGGTAGTGGCTGTGCTGCCTAGAGTCTTGAACCATAAAAGACACATAGCCAACTTGTTGTGTAAATATTTATTTATTTTTTTACAGATAAAGTATAAAATCGAGAAGCTTGATAAATATAAAAAACTGGAGAGTATAAACTATGACTAATAAACTGTACGAAGCTATGGAAAAAGATAGTGAAGTAGATATAAAAGGAGATGACCTAAGTAATATAAGTGAGATGGGTAGAAGGTTATCAAATCTAGAAGAAGAAATAGAAACCCAAGAAGAACATTTAAAGAAACTAAAAGAAAGCCACAAAGAAATTAGTGAAGACTTACTTCCTAATAAACTTAGAGAGCTGGGAGTTAGTGAATTTAAACTAGCAGATGGTACAAGTATGTCAATACAACAATACTACTCTGCGAGAATAACTCCTGAAAACCGTGACCTTTGCTTTAATTGGCTAGAGGCAAACGGACTAGGGGATGTTATAAAAAATACTGTATCGGCTAACTTCGGAAGAGGCCAAGACGAGCAGGCTGAGGAACTCATGCTTCAGCTAGAGACTGAAGGACACTCGCTTCAACAAAAAAAGTGGGTAGAACCTATGACTTTAAAAGCTGTAGTAAAAGAGCAGGTAGAAAGAGGCAATGACCTCCCTCTGGAAACCTTTAACGTATATGTGGGTCAAAAAATAAAGGTGAAAAAATGACAGATAACAATGGACCAGTAGTTGAGACTAAAGAAGAACCAATAACTGAAAATAAAGAAATAGCTGAGAAAAAATCTACCGCTATAGCTGCAACTTCGATGTTTGAAGAAGACGCAGGTAGTGGTTTAGAAAACGTCACAGCAGAAGACCTTACTATTCCTCGTTTAAAAATACTTCAAGCGTTAAGCCCAGAAGTAAATAAAAACGATGGTAAGTATATAGAAGGTGCTGCTTCTGGGGATATTACTAATACTGTAACTAAAGACTTATTTACAGAAGAGACAGGTTGTTTAGTAATTCCCGTAGCTTACAAAAGAATGTTTTTAGAGTGGCAACCCAGAGAGAACGGGGGTGGACTAATCAATCAACACACAGATACAAATATTTTAGGACAAACTAAAAAAGATAGTTCTGGACAAGATGTATTACCGAATGGTAACTACATACAAACTTCAGCTAACCATTATTGTTTAGTTATAAGCGGTGACTCTTTCCAACAGGTTATGATACCTATGGCGGGAACACAACTAAAAAGGTCTAGAACTTGGAACTCTGTTATGGCTAGTATTAAAATTAAATCTGCGAGCGGTAACGTGTTTACTCCTCCTTCTTATAGCCATAAATATAAACTGAGCACTGTAGCTGAATCAAACGATAAAGGTAATTGGTTTAGTTGGAACATAGAGCTAGATAGTCCTCTTACTGAAACTGAGACTTATCTCTATACTGCTGCTAAAGAGTTTGCAAGTTCAATTAATTTTGAGAATAGTTATAACACAAGCGAAGCTAATACAGAAGCTCCATTTTAATTTAAAACCGTGGAGCGAGTTAACCCTCGCTCCGCAGATGGAGTATAACAGTTGGAAACTGCACAAAAACTGTACAACATTTTTCATGGATCAGCCAGAGCACATGGTAGTTTTGTAGTAGAAAATGGTTCATTAGGTCAAAAAACCCAAGGACAAGCTAAAACTATAAAAACCGTAGGAGCAAGTGTTAATCATTGGTCAGACCATTTATCTGGAGAAAAAGGTTTAGGAATAATACCTATTGATGAAGAAAATTCTGTTAAATGGGGAGCTATCGATATTGATATATATTCTCTTAACCTAGAAAAATTAGTATTAAAAATAGAAGAGTTTAAACTTCCGTTAGTTGTTTGTCGTAGTAAAAGTGGAGGAGCTCATGTGTTTTGTTTTCTACAAGAAAACGTACCTGCTGGAGACATGCAAGATAAACTTAGAGAAATATCAGCAGGACTAGGTTACGGAGGAGTAGAGATATTTCCTAAACAAAGAGAAATATTAGTTGATAGAGGAGACATCGGCTCTTGGCTAAACATGCCATATTTTCAGGGGGATGAATCACTGCGTTATGCTTTTGATGCAGAAGCTAAAGCCCTTTCTGTAGAAAAGTTCATAGAGTTTGTAGAAGGTAGGTCTATATCTCATCAAGATTTAATAGAATTAGAAGTACCTACACTAGATGACATAAAAGACGGTCCTCCTTGCTTACAAGTATTATTAAAACAAGGGTTTCCAGAAGGTACACGTAATAACGGTCTGTTCAATGTTGGCGTTTATTTGAAAAAATCTAAACCTGAGTCTTGGGAAACAGAAATAGAAGAATATAATAGGAAGTATGTGCATCCTCCTCTGCCTGCTCAAGAGGTGCTAACACTAATAGGCACGTTAAAGAAAAAAGAATACAACTATAAATGTTCTGATGAACCTATAAAATCATATTGTGATGTATCACGTTGTCGTGGTTGTAAGTATGGTGTTGGTGGAGGTAATACTACACCTACTTTTTCTAGTTTATCTAAGTTAGACACTAAGCCACCTTTATGGTTTTTATCTATAGATGATAAAAGGTTGGAACTTAACACAGAACAGCTACAAAACCAAATAAAGTTTCAAAGAGCTTGTATGGAAATTTTAAATATTATGCCACCCCGTATGCAAGACCGTTCTTGGCAAAACTTAATACAAAGTCTAATGGACTCTGGTATGGAAATTATAGAGGTAAGTGATGATGTTACTATAGAAGGTCAGTTTATGGAACTGCTTGAATCTTTCTGTACAGATATGGCACAGGCAAATACTAGAGATGAAATATTATTAGGTAAGCCTTTTACTGAAGAAGGTAAAACATATTTTAGAATTAAAGATTTAAAAGACTATCTAAGTAAACATAGGTTTACAGACATGGAAACTAACCGTATAGCATCAAAACTAAGAGACCTCAAAGCTAATCATAAGTTTTTTAATATAAAGGGTAGAGGAACTAATGTGTGGTTTATTGATGAGTTTGAATACAATAATAATGACGACTTATTAGATACCCAAGACTTTACGGAAAAAGACATATAATGTGGAATATTGTCCTTGGTCCTCCTGGCACTGGTAAGACTACTTATTTACTGAATAAGTCAGAAGAATTTTTAGATTCTGGCATACAGCCGAATAAAATAGGTTATGTAGCTTTTACTAAGAAAGCTGCAAACGAAGCACTTACTCGGGCTGTAGAGAAGTTTGGTTATGACCCTAAAGAATTAAATTACTTTAGAACTCTTCACTCATTGTGTTATCATTGGTTAGGTTTAAATAGAACAGATGTTATGTCTAGGACAAATTTAAGAGAGTTTAGTAAAACAATAGGAGAAAGAATTAACTCAGCTTGGGATGGTGAAAACTTAATGTCGCTTAATAGTAAGGGGGACAATATGCTGTTCCTAGAAAATATGGCTCGTAATAAATGTGTAGGCTATAAAGAACAGTGGAACTATTCTGGGTTTGATATATCTTGGATGCACTACAATTGGTTTATCAAAAACTATTCTAAATACAAAGACGCTAATTTTTTAATAGACTACACAGACATGCTAGAAATGTTTATTAATACAAGCGGATCACCTAGTTTAGACGTTTTGATAGTCGATGAAGCTCAAGATTTATCTACGCTTCAGTGGAAGTGTGTAGAAAAACTAGCAAAAGATGTAAAACATGTTTACATAGCAGGAGATGATGACCAAGCTATCTATAGGTGGGCAGGAGCAGACGTAGATCAATTTATAAAACTTAATGGTAAAACTACTTATTTAAAACAATCTTACCGTGTGCCTAGAAAAGTACACGATACAGCTTTAGGTGTCGTAAAACGTATAAGTAATAGAAAAGAAAAAGTTTGGGAACCTAAAGTAGAAGAAGGCAGTGTAACTTATCACACTAATTATGAACACGTAGATATTGATCAAGGTGAATGGTTATTTTTAGCCAGAAACAATTACCTGTTAAATGGTGTAGAAGAATATCTAAAACTAAACGGTAGGGTTTACCAAAAGAATAACAAACCTTCTGTGTCTCAAAATTTAATTAATGCAATAAAAGATTGGGAAGCATTACGAAAAGGAGAGTCTATGGAGGCGGAAAGAATAAAAAAGATATACGGGTATATGAAAGCAGGTAAGGGAGTAAAAACAGGATATAAAACCCTTAAAACAGTAAGGGAAGATACAATATTAAATATAGAAGAACTTACTAAACACCATGGTTTAATGGTAGATAAAATATGGCACGAGTGTTTTGATCTTATAGGTAATACACAAAGAGAATATCTTATCTCTTGTTTACGTAAAGGAGAAAAACTAGACGTATCAAAAATTAAGCTCAATACAATACATGCAGCAAAGGGTGGTGAATCTGAAAACGTAGTGTTGCTTACAGACTTAGCTAATAAAACATGGGAAGACTTGTATATGAACCCTGATAACGAATGTAGAGCATTTTATGTGGGTGTCACTAGAACTAAGAGTAATCTACATATAGTGCGAGGAAAAACTAGAAAGGAGTTTTTGTTTTCATGATTAAATTTATTAAAGGAGCTTTTGCTGGAGATTGCCCCCACATAGTAGAGTGGGAAGAACCTGTTAATAGAATATACGATGGTAAAAAAATTAAAGGTAGGTACACTCAAGCGTATGGTGATTCTGATTTTAATTATGCAGGTAGGTTATATAAACCTAAACCGTGGAACGAGCATATAAAAACATTTAAGATAAAAGCAGAAAAGTTAGTTTTAAAAGAGCTGGGCAGACACGTTGAGTTTAATTTTTTGTTGTGTGGTTATTATGCTGAAGATGGTGTGGGTATACCGCATCATTCTGACACCGTACCCACACTAGATGATTTAGTTGTTTCTATATCTTTTTGGTCTCCTAGAATATTTCAGTGGCAAGAATATAGAAGACATATTAAAAAAGAAACTTCTACAAGTATGATTAATACTCACTACATAGCTAAGAAAGAACTAACTAATTATTTAATGGAAGATGGCGATGCTTTTATATTTGATGGACATTCACAAATGAAGGCTACCCATTCGGTGCTCAACGTAGTTGGCGGTGGTCAGCGAGTAAACTTAACCTTTAGAACGGGTATATGATTGCAATTTTGCCAATATTCCTATACTTTTACTTTACAAGTAAAGTAAAATATTAACGTGAATATATTTAAACTAGACGAAACTGTAGAAGACTGTGCTCAACAGCACTGCGATAAACATGTATCAAAAATGATACTAGAGTCTACTCAAATGTTATGTACTGTGCTTTGGTCAAATGGTCAAACCGCTCCATATTTACCTGTACACGCTAAACACCCTTGTACTCTATGGGCTGGAGACAGCCTTGATAATTGGCTATGGTTAAAACAATTAGCTATTTGTTTAAATGAAGAATTTTGCTGGAGGTATGATAGAAACTTACCTCATCGTTCGATAGACGTAGTAGACGAGCTATGTCCTCCGCTTATAAGAAGTAAAGGATTACAACAACTTCCTCAATGTATGCCAGATGAGTATAAAGTCACTAATGACCCAATTACTGCGTATCGTAGGTATTACATGGGTGAAAAAAGCAGGTTTGCTACATGGACTAAAAGGGAGGTACCACAATGGTTCTTGAACAAATAGATGGATTTTTTAAATATATAAATGAAAGGCATCAAATATATTGTCGTAGGCAAGCAGGTATACAAGCCCCTTGGACAGAAGACCCTATAATCAAAGAGTTTAGTTTCTGTAATGTATTTCGTGAACTAGATAGCGTCACCATATGGTTAAGGAAAAACTGGAAAGAACCTTATGCTGACCACCCTAATCTACCGTTTGCTATGTCGGTAGCTAGACAAATAAATTGGCCAGACACTTTACAAGAGATTGGTTTCCCTGAAGAGTGGAACCCTGACCGTGTCAAAGCTATTATGCAAGGTAGAATGGATAAAGGAGAAAAAGTTTACACAGGTGCTTACATGTTAACAGGTACGTTAGGTGGTACAAAAGTAGAACAAACTATTGATAAAATACTTACACCACTTTATGAGAATCAACCTGAGATACATCCCGATAGTTTACAAAAAACTTGGTCTGGATACTTACGGTACGCTGGGTTTAGTGGTTTTATGGCATATGAAGTAGTTACAGACTTACGTCATACAAAATATTTAGGCAACGCTCGTGATATCTATACTTGGGCTAATCCAGGTCCAGGAGCTAAACGTGGGCTAAATAGAATACACGGTAGAGAACTAACTTGGCGTCCTACTAGAGGACACGTAGGTTACATAGGGTGGAACTGTGAGATGAAAGATTTATTATCTGAAAGCCCTAAATATCTAGAGCCTCATGTACCTTCTTTAGAAATGAGAGATATTGAGCACTGTTTGTGTGAGTTTGATAAATATGAAAGAGTAAGACTTGGTCAAGGTAGACCAAGAGCAAAGTATAAATATGATAGATAGTATATTTGAAATAATGGACTGTGGCGTTGTAAAACGATACCACACATTAGATACGATAGGTGAACAATCTATTGCTTCTCATTCTTGGGGTGTAGCAATTATCTTAGAATATCTAGAACCTAACGTAAGTAAAGATTTAATTATGAAAGCTCTTACTCATGACGTTACTGAAGCATATACAGGTGATATGCCCTCACCTATAAAATGGTCTCATCCAGAGTTTAAAGAAATATTAAATAAAGTAGAAGAAGAGTATGAACAAGTCTTAGGTATAGATCAGTACAATATTATTTCTGATGAAGAAAAAATACTTTATAAACAAGCAGACATGTTTGAACTTTTATTTTTCTGTATGAAACAAAGAAGGATGGGTAATACAAATATGAATAAAGTATTTAGTAAGGGTGTAGAATTTTTAGCGAGTCAAAGACTTAACGAACGTGGCTCGTTACTTTTAGGTCAATTAATTAAACAATATGGAGGAATATAATGACTGATAAATTTAATAAAATGATTACGTTGACAGATGCCGATGTAAAAGCGTTAGAAGTAGCGGAAACAACCTACGGAGACAGCTGGAAAAAAAGAGGAGGAGTAGGAGCATTTATGATGCTAGCTCGTAAGTGGGATAGAATAGAAAACCAATCTACTAAGGTGGGTTACGATATTTTTACTGCTATTTCTAATGATCCTAGTGCTTCTGGTATACTAGATGACATACGAGACTTAAGAAGATACCTTCTACTTGTAGAAGAATACATGACAGCTAAACCAGAACCGTATGAAACAGGTATAGAAGAGGAATACGAAGCGTGAAGATATATATTCCAACTAGGGGCAGACCCTTTGACCAAGTCACTTTAAGTTTTTTTCCTGAAGAACTTAAAAAGAAAGTGGTTTTGGTGATAGATAAAGATGAAGAAGATAAATATAAATTTTATCACGATGACCAAGCTAAGATGGTAGTACCAGAAGATTGTGTAGGTATTGGTCCTAAACGTAAGTATATTGTAGATAATACAGACGACCCACATATAATTATGCTTGATGATGACTTGCGTTTTTACATTCGTAAAAGTCCTACAGACTGGCATTTACGTTATCTAGAAAAAGAAGAGTATCCTGCTATGTTTGGTTTATTAGAAGAGTGGATGAAACAAGGTTATGCTCATTGTGGTATTAGTGCTAGGGAGGGTAATAACAGAGTAGAAGATTTATCTGTAGATAATACTCGTTACATGCGAGTGCTCGCTTATAACTTAGATGCTTTTCCTGATAATATCGAATGGGGTAGAACTAAAATCATGGAAGACTTTGATATGTCTTTACAACTTTTAAAAAAAGGCAAAGCTTGTAAGGTAAGTTATTACTATGCTCAGGGTCAAAAAAGTTCTAATGCTAAGGGCGGTTGTAGTGAATGGCGTACTATTGATGTTCATAATGAGGGTGCACAGTTGTTAGCTGATCTGCATCCAACTTGTGTAAAAGTAGTAGAGAAGCAAACTAAAACAGCTTGGAATGGTTTGCCTCGTAAAGACGTAATAGTGGGTTGGAAAAAAGCTTACAAAGAGGGGGTAGAAAATGCAAGTTCTTGAAGTAAGAAACGTACATGATGCGTTGATACGTGGTGTAGATTTATTAGAGGCAGAAAACTTTAGAGAGCAAACAAGAAACGGAGAAGTTTACAGGTCTAAAACTCCTGTTACTACAGTTTATGAAAAACCTAAAGAAAGAGTTTTATTTTGGGAAGAAAGAGATGCTAACCCTTTCTTTCATTTTATGGAAGGTTTGTGGATGCTAACTGGTCGTAATGATTTAGAGTTTGTAAAAAGATATGCTAAAAACATGAAAAACTACAGCGATGACGGTGAAACTTTATGGGGAGCATACGGTTGGAGATGGCGTAGTTATTTCGGTAAAGACCAACTACAAATAATAATCAATAGGCTTAAAAAAGAGCCAGAAGATAGAAGATGTGTACTTCAAATGTGGGACGCTAACGAAGATTTAAACAGAGATGGTAAAGATGTACCTTGTAATACAAGTATATACTTTAGTGAAGACTGCACAGGTCGTTTAGAGATGAGTGTAAGTAATAGATCGAATGATATTATTTGGGGAGCGTATGGTGCTAATGCTGTACATATGTCAATGCTGCAAGAATATATTGCCTACGCTATCGGTAGACCTGTAGGAAGATACTATCAAGTGAGTAATAATTACCATGCTTATGTTGATATTTTTAGAAAGTTGCTAAAAAAACTCAATGATAAAGACGCACTAGATTTTTATAGTATAAAATATCCTATGGTGGGTAATCCTTACGAAAAAGGTAAAGTAACCCCATACAGTATGTTTAACGATACAGAAATAAATGAATGGGAAAGAGACTTAGATATTTTTATGGAAAGAGAACCTTTTAAAGATTGTAAGTTTTATGATAAATTCTTTACAGAGGTGGCAGCACCTATGCAGGATGCCTTTCGTTTACATAAAATGGGAGAAACAGAAGAAGCTATGATTGAAATACAAAACTGTGCCGCAAGTGATTGGCGTAAAGCCTGCTATGAATGGTTGTCAAGGAGGATGTAATGATATATCAATGGTCTTACAGTAGGCTAACTTGTTACGAAAAATGTCCTAAACAAGCTGAGTTTAAATTTATTAAAAAGATAAAAGAGCCAGGAAGCCCAGCAATGGATAGGGGTAAAGAAATACATAAAATGTGTGAAGACTATATTAGAGGCACCCTAGAAGAGATGCCTAAACAAATACAAGACTTTGAAGACGCTTTTAACTTATTAAGAGAAATGTATTTATATGGTCATGTGCTTTGCGAAAGTGATTGGGCTATAGATAAAGATTGGAATAAAACAGGCTGGTTCGAAGATGATACTTGGGGGCGAGCAAAAGTAGATGCTTTTGTATACGAAGAAGGTGAATCAAAAGAAGCTAGAGTAATAGATTTTAAAACAGGTAGGTATGACGGTAATCAAGAAAGTCATAGAGAACAGTGTGAGCTTTACGGAGCTGTAGCTTTGAGTCGTTATCCTGAACTAGAAAGAATAACTACTGAGATGTGGTATTTAGACCATGGTAAAATAGACCGTTATATCTATACACCTAAAACAATAGAAATAAAACAAAAGAGAATAAATGCAAGAGCTGTGGCTATGACAACAGCTGAAGAGTTTCCTGCTAAACCAAGCACGTTTGGCTGTAAGTGGTGTTATTTCGGTAAACAAAATATGTGTAGGGAATCTGCTGTATAATGCAATTAACTTTTTTCCATCCAGAAAGTGATTGGGTTCCTCCCGCTACTTTCCCTGACCTAACTCAACAGAAAGAGATAGCGATTGATTTAGAAACCTGTGACCCTTGGCTCATGACTCATGGTCCAGGTTGGGCAGCAAAAGACAGAGGACACATAATAGGTATAGGTATAGCAACTGATGGTTGGAAAGGTTATTTTCCTGTAGCTCATGACACAGGTGCAAATTTAGATAAATCTGTAGTCTATCGTTGGCTACAAAAACAACTCGACGCTTCTAATAGTAAAATATTTCATAACGCACAGTATGACGTAGGTTGGCTTAAACGAGAAGGCTTTACGATAAACGGTAAAATACACGACACATCTATAGCTGCACCTTTGTTAAATGAAAACGAGTATGGCTATTCTCTTAATAGAGTAGGTAAGCGATACCTAAACGAAGAGAAAGATGAGTCTTTACTTAAAGAAGCTGCACAAATATTTGGGATTGATCCTAAATCTGAAATGTATAAACTTGCACCTGAGTATGTTGGTCCTTATTGTGAACAAGATGCAGACTTAACATACAGGCTCTGGCAAATATTAAAGGAAGGTATAGTAAAAGAAGAAGTGAGTGAGATATATGAGCTTGAAAGTTCTGTCTTACCCGTGCTAATCGATATGCGTATGCGTGGTGTTTTAATTGATACAGACAGAGCACAACAAGTTAAAAAACAATTACTTACTGAAGAAAATAAAATAGTAAAACAAATAAAAGATTGGTACGGAGTAGAACCTGACCTATGGGCAGCACAATCATTATCGCAAGTGTTTGATAGAGCAGGTCTTGCGTATCCTAGGACACCTAAAACAGATGCACCTAGTTTTGTTGCTTCTTGGTTAGAAGGTCATGAGCATAAATTACCAATAGCTGTAGCTAAAGCAAGAAAATTAAATAAAGCTAGAACTACATTCATAGATAAAATGATATTAGGTCATTTAGTAGACGGTAGAATACATGGAGAACTTCACCCTTTAAAGTCTGATGACGGTGGTACAGTAACGGGTAGGTTTAGTTGTTCTAACCCTAATTTACAACAAGTCCCTGCACGTGACCCTATAATTGGTCCACTCATACGAAGTGTATTTATACCAGAAGAAGGACAGCATTGGGGTTGTTTTGATTATTCTCAACAAGAACCTAGACTTACAGTACACTATTCTTTACTTACACATCAAGAAGGGGCAGAAGAAGCAGCACTTGAGTATGAAGATGACGACGCTGACTTTCACCAGATAGTAGCAGACATGGCTAATATAAGTCGTAAAGAGGCTAAGATTATAAACCTTGGGCTTAGTTATGGTATGGGTAAGGATAAATTGACTTCTCAACTAGGTATCAGTGTGGAAGAAGCTGAATCGCTTTTTAATCAATATCATGAAAGAGTACCTTTTATCCGTGGTCTAAGAGACTCTGCCGCACGTATGGGGGCTAATAGAGGTTATGTAAAAACAATTTTAGGTCGTAAGTGTAGGTTTAATTTATATGAGCCTATAGATAAAAGAGCTCTACCTTTGCCTATGGAAAAAGCTATGGATGAATATGGCGGTAAATTAAAAAGAGCCTACACATACAAAGCTATGAACCGTTTGATACAAGGGTCAGCAGCAGACATGACTAAAAAAGCTATGTTAGAATTACACAAAGAGGGCATACTTTCTCACACACAAGTACATGATGAACTTAACATATCTGTTACTGACAAACCTGAGTGTGAAAAAGTTATGGAAATTATGAAAGACTGTGTTGAATTAAAAGTTCCTAATAAGGTAGATGGAGAAATAGGTAAAAATTGGGGGGACATAAGACACTATAATGAATATTTCAATGAGCTCTAGAACTGATTTAAAAAAGCTGTACTTTAATGTCTTTATGACATATAACAACACTGACCTAACTTTAGAAGATATAGGTATGCAGTATGGGATTACAAAACAAAGAGTTTGGCAAATTATACGTTTTTGTAAATTAGGTAATGGTGATTATTATAGAGGTTTAGCTGAGTACAACAAAGTTTATAGAAGTTTTCTTGATGAGACACAAGATAGAAAGTCAGCAAACTATAGACTTAGAGAATGGCTCAAACTAAAAAACATTAGAACAATAAAAAATAATAAAGTCGTTCATGGGTAAAATAAATTCTAGAAACAAAGGCGCATCTTTTGAAAGAGAAGTTGCTAAACACTTGAATACATTGTTTGAAAAAGAAGATATTGATATAACTGTAAGAAGAAATTTAGAACAATACCAAGTAAAAGATCAAGGAGACCTACAACTACCTAAACACACTATTGAATGTAAAAGGTACGCAGATGGCAACTGGTATAAAGATTCTTGGTGGGAGCAGGTAATTAAGTCGTGTGGTGATACAACACCTATACTTATATGGAAATATAATCATCAACCAATAAGAGTATGTGTACCGATGTATTACTTAAACCCTACTTTATATAAAGGTAATAATTTAAAAACTGCTGTTATAAAGTTTGAAGATTGGCTTGCCCTTGTTGTTAATAATCTTTAGCAACATAACTATTATCTTTTAGTGGTTAATTTAAACTAATATCAGTATTAGGTAATTAAACCAATACATAACGGAGATAAATATGGCAGATGCTGTAGAAACAATGGCTTACGCTGGGGAAGTTCCCTGGCACGGTCTCGGTGTAAAAGTAGACGATACTCTCACACCGCAGGAGATGGTTGTTGCTGCTGGACTTGATTGGACAGTAAGTAAAAGACAACTATTCACTCACGCTGAACCAGACATAAACGCTTCTAATGATTTAGTAGCAGTAGACAACTACTCTGTCTTGGTTCGTGATAGCGATAACAAAACCTTTGGTCCGTGTGGTCCGAGGTTTATACCTAGCCAAAACGGTGATGCTTTTGAGTTTTTCAAAAAATTCACTGACGCAGGGCATATGAAAATGGAAACTGCTGGGTCACTAAAAGGTGGCGAGCAGGTGTGGGGTTTAGCTAATATTAGCGAAGACTTTACGCTTCCAGGAGATGACCGTGTACTAGGTTACTTATTAGTAAGTATCTCGCATAAGTGGGGTAAATCTAATGAGATAAGGTTCACACCTATACGTGTGGTTTGTAATAACACTTTGACTATGGCTCTTAGCACTAAAACTGCTAACTCCTTTAAAATGCCTCATACTAAAGCATTAGATACAGAAGTATTTTTTGCTGCAGAAGAAGCACTAGGGTTAGCTAGTAATAAAATGGATGAGTTTAAGGAGAGTGCTGAGTTTCTCAGTACAAAACAGTATAACTCTGACAGCGTAGTTAACTACATAGCAGATTTATTTCAACCAGAGCTTTTAACTGCTCAAGCTGAGATAGAAAAAATGAGCGACATACGTGCGATAGCTACTCGTCAGTCAATGGTTGATGAGTTTAAACGCATACCGTCTATGGTTCACCAAGCTCTAGAAGAGCAACCAGGAGCTAACCTTAAATCCTCTAAAGGTACTTGGTGGGGGGCTATGAATGCTGTTACTTTTGTAGTCGATCATAAGTGGGGTTATGACCGTGACGCTTCGCTACATAACGCATGGTTTGGTGGTCGTGCCAGCTTAAAACAAAAAGCTGTGGACAAAGCTATTGAATACGCAAACGTAGCATAGATACCTCAAAGTCCTGCTGGGTTGACCGTTTCGATACCCAGCAGGCATTTTTTCGACCAATCATTTACTTACACTTACATGTTTATTAGAGTTTAAACTATGGAACCTTATAATAAAATAGATGCTATAGTATTTTTAGCAGACACACCGCAAGGTGTAAATTACAAAAACATTGTCAGAACAGATTCATATCACGTTGGTAGACTTAAAGGTGGCTCAGCTGTGTTTAGAGACCCTAGTGATATTAGTCGTCCCCCTTGGCTAACACCAGATAAAATGCTTATGCTTCACGATCTGTACAATAAAAGTAAAAAAACTAAAATAGATATCAGTGAAAAAGTTAGTGAAAAGAAAGAGCTTTTATTATTGTGGAAACTTTTGTTACCACTAGCTAGAGAAGTTAAGGAAGAAGACTACTCAAACAGCTTTTTAGAACATAAACTAGGGGATACAACTGTACCTAAATCTAAACCTAAACCAAAAAAAGTAGTGACTAAAGAAAGAGATAACATAATACTTAGCCCTGACGCTAAGATTTTAAAAACAGATAAAATACCTAAATCAGAAAAAAATAAAAAACGTCAAGAACATTATGACGGTAGTAAAGTATCTGTCCTTACCCATAAAACATTATATATGGGTTTGACTCAAGCTGATATAAAATACGATATAAAATGTGGATACGCAAAAATTATCACTTAAATGCAGCCCCTTGGACCTTTTTTCTTTATAAAAAGGTACTAACCCCCTATAACCCTATGAAAAACTGGTGGACCGTATAATGGATAGCCCTACAACCCCACCGTATTTAGTTAAAAACTTTTTACTTACGATTAGGGCTGAGTGGATGTTAAACCAGACTACTCTTACTTTAGTTAAAGACGCAAAAGAACCTATAAAAAAATTTGCAGATAGCGACGGCAAAGAAGGTATTAAGAATATCCTACAAAATTATCCAAAAGAACATTGTAAAGACGTATATTCTGTAGGTTTGTTTACCGAAGAGTTTTGTGACATGATGTTAGATGAAATAGAAAATATGAAAAAACATTTTGATTTTACACCGAACCTTGAAGAAGACGAACTAAGGCAAATACCTGAAATAGTTTTAGCGGAAAGATGCCCTGAGTTATATAACTCGATGCTTGGCGTGGTTTTTAATATAATGAACCCTATTTTTATGTCAGTCTGGCAAAGGTTTGCTGAAACAGCCAGTAGTATACAGATAGCAAACTACAATTTAGAGAATAAAAAACAGGGAGCTTGGCATCATGACGCAAGTGCAGATATAAGCGTCGTTGTCCCATTAAATACTGGTGACTATGAAGGCGGTGGCACAGAGTTTTTTAATCGTGGTACTGTTGACCCTCTACCTCGTGGTCACGCTTTATTTTTCCCTAGTTTTACGCACCTGCACCGTGGTCTAGCTGTAGGTGAAGGCGATAGATATTTACTTGTGTTTTGGTTAAAAGCTCCTAAAGATGATTAAAGGCATTACTTTTGGAACCTTTGATTTATTTCATGCAGGTCATGTATTGATGTTAGAAGAAGCATATAATGCATGTGATCATCTAACAGTTTTTATACAAACCGACCCAAGTATAGACAGACCTGAAAAAAATGCTCCTGTGCAAAATATTTTAGAAAGACAGATTCAAATCGATGCTTGTAGGTTTGTTGATAAAACTTTTGTCTATGATACAGAAGAAGATGTTATTCATATACTTGACAGTTATCCATGGGACATTAGAATTATTGGTGAAGAATACAAAAATATTGATTTCACAGGTAAAGAACTTTCTAAAGATAAATGTTACTTTAATAAAAGAAGGCACAGTTTTTCTTCTACAGAGCTCCGAGACAGGTGTAAAAACACTTAACAATAATAAGATCATATATTTATTTTGTTTTAGAAGTAAACTAAAGTATAGTTTTAAATTAAGGAGTCGATATGACAGATGTAAAAGCTGAAGTTGTTGAGCCATATTGGTACGTGTACCATGGTTCTAATGATGAAAAGGTTATCGCAGCAACAGATATCATACCTACTAAATGCGGTAATAAGCATGATGTAGAAGCTTGGTGTATGTTAGTTGACGATGTGGAGAACCCTGACTGGATTTTAGTTGTGGGTTATGATACTAATCACGTTTATGGGGATGACCCCATTGAACAATATTACTGGAAGGAGTAACTATGTCTAGAGAAGATGTTAGAATGATAAAGTTTGTTGATCTTGAAGTTATAAATGAACTTGCAAAGAAACACGGCTTTAACCGAAGGGTTGATGTAAAAAGTTTACGTAAACATTTAGAAAAAGAAATACATCAATTAGGTTTTGAAAGTTTAGATGAGGTTGTTTGGCCAATATCACCACTACTTGTACATGAACACAAGGCAGGTGAAAAATGCGAACCACACATGAGGGTCTGTATGCATTTAATGACGTTAGGTGAAGACGTTATTATTGATTGCGATATGCATTTATGGGCTTCTTTCCCAAGAGTTGAAGACCCAACTGAAAATATAGGGGGTGTACATTGATGTTTGACACGGACGTCCCTATACCTGAAATAGTACCAAGAAATAATAAATACAATCTTCATAAAATGCAAGAAGGCGATAGCTTTACTATTTTTTACGATCCAGAAAAAGCTCAAAAACTTAGAGTAGCGATCTGTAACTATAGTCGTAGAAATAATAAACAGTTTACCACTCGTAAAACTAATGAAGAAGGTATTGATGTGCTACGTGTTTGGAGAACGGAATGAGTAAAAAACTCACACCCAAACAAGAAAAATTTGCCCAAAACGTAGCGAAGGGTATGAAGAAAACAGAAGCTGCAAAACAAGCTGGTTATAGTGAAAAGAACGCTGACCGTGCTGGTACAGTGCTTACGAGTAAAGCTAACCCCGTAGTTCAAGAAAGAATTAATGAGTTACAAACAAAAGCTGCAGATAAAGCTGTTCTTACTCTTAAAAACCATTTAGAAGATTTAAAAGATATTCGTGAAGGTGCTGTGCGTAATGGTGCGTGGTCTGCTGCGGTAACTGCTGAAGTGGCGAGAGGTAAAGCAGCAGGTCTGTATGTTACAAGGTCTGAACTTACTGTGAACAGGGTTGACACGATGTCAAAAGAAGAAGTACTGGAGAGAATGAAAGAATTGTATTATCAAACGGATGGCATTTTACCTGCAGGTAAGGTGATAGAAGGCGAATACGAAGAATCTAATTAATGTAAATAATCTACTTTACTCTACTTTACTTCTAAATTACTATATTAGGGTAGTAAAAAAACACGTGGTGTGTGAGGGTATAGTAGCTACACGCACACTTAATGAAGGCTAAAAGCAATTGCGTACCCAACCTTCGCCACTTTATTAGGAGAAAATTATGGATATTAAAAAAATGATGGAAGAATATAATTTTTCTTGGAAAGACGATCGTAGACCTTACGACATATTTTTAGATAATATGTATCATGCGTATCTACTTGAAAAAGAAATGTACGGAGAACATGAAGTTCTTGATAAAAGTGAATACTTTGAAGCTAACCAAGACTTTCTTTTACGAGAGTTTAAAAGAGAAAGCGAAGGTGCTCATGCTTATATAGTCAGTAAAGACGGCACATTAAAAGATGACATTAAGTATGAAGATTAAATTAGGCATGGCGTCCGAAACGGTGCGTGCTCTCAGGTGTCGTAGATCGAGATAAATGTGTGTGACACTCTGAGTCATGCGGGAGTAGGTAATACTCCTTATAAAAGAGTTAATTTATCACTGAGAGCCGATGGTTAATTTCGTATTACAATACCACTTATTAGAAGATAAAGCCGATAGACCGTATGAGTGTGAATGGTGCGGAGATAACTTTCGTGGTCATAAACGTAAATATTGTGCACCTAAATGTCGTGAAGAAGAGACAAAATATAATGCACGTAAAGCAAATCGAAAAAATCGTATAGATAAACTAGATAAAGAATTAGCTAGACTTCGTGAGGAAAATAAAGAATTAAAATGTGTGGTTTGTGATAATGAACTTACAGGCAATCAAACATTATATTGTAGTACTCAATGCAGCAACTTAGTTAGATTAGATGATCGTAAAAGACCTACTCCTGTAGCTCCTTTTGATACTGGGAACAAATGGCATGAAGGACACTATGGCAAATGTAATATTAATATTGTTGAAGCTAAAAATCCTTCAGCAATTATCGACCTTGCACCATATACCTATGAAAGTGAGGCATACCTTAGAAGCTGTTTAGAAGAAATACCTCAAGCTCGGTATAGTGATGGCACTTTTCATGCAAGCTCTGGACATAAAAGTTCTGAGTATTATTACGGTAAAAACAACGTAAAGATGATTAATAAACATAAAAGAAGAAACGCTATATTAAATATTATAGCAATATTAAGACAACGGGCTGAAGATTTACATAATCAGTAGGGACACACTAACATCAAACTTATACTTATTTATAACTAATAAAAGGAGACACATATGGCAAATCTTTGCAAAAACGTGGTAACAATTACCGCTGATTCACAAAACATAAGTAAAATTAAAGAGCATCTTAGAAACTATTCGACTGAAAATTGTTTTGATTTTAACTCGTTAATTAAAATGCCTGATGAGTTAGCAGATACTCAGCAAATATTTATCAAGTACCCAAAAGTTGAAGGTAAGAATTACTATTACTCTAGGAAAAAACTAGAAGAGTCTGGTCAAGAATATCCTTCTACAGAGTGGGTAAAAGATAACTGTATAGATGAGTTTACTCTCAGTAGGTATGTCAGAGAGCATAACTTTCTTTGGTGGTATGACTGGGCTATAGACAACTGGGGTACTAAATGGAACAGTATTGATGCTACCTTTGAGATAGATGATGATTGTATTACTTATACGTTTTATACAGCATGGGCTGAACCTATACCTGTATATGGTGCTTTGCTTGACTATTTATTTAGTCCTATACGGTCAGCAC